CACCTAATATACTACAACACGAACACCCCGACTTGGACTTAGACTTAGACTTAGACTTTGACTTGGACTTTGACGATATTTAGACTTATTTTATTAATTTTAAACGCACCTTTTTTTTACTATTATGCTCATCTCCAAAATAATATAACTTACATTTTTTATGACTGTGGTCTTCTAATATATCATCTGTTGTAACCTTGGACAACATTTTCAATTTCTCCAGATAAACCATATATGTATTAACGCCATTGCTACGAACCATCTTATCAAACACAACACCATCGTGTATTTCGTCTAACAATTCTGGTTTATTTACACACATATCCATTAACTCACAATCGCTCTGGACTTTTCTAATAGAACGCATTGAATCATTTATATATTCTATTTTGGATATCCATTTATTTAAAAATCCAAGGGCCATACTGCTTGTATCATTAATCATATTGAAATTTTGCATAAACATGAACTGATTCAATAGATCAACTAGTCTACGTATGGGACTCGTGATATGAACATAATTGTTTGTGTTTAAAACGTCATGGCGCATATTTTCAGAATTATCATCATATAATATATATTGACCTGTTAGGTTCCGCCAATTCTCTATCATTCTACGCATATCACCGGTAATAGTAGGATTATTTATAACATTGGGAGATGCCTTTGCGATTGCATTTCGGTAAATGCCAAATTTATTTTTCACCATAAACTCACCACATTTCGTATTCATAAAAACCATCCAATAGGCAACCACATCGTGACTGTCTATCAGATCAAATTTCAAATTTTTAGTTATTCTTAGTAAATTTATATAATCTGCATCGTTCTTCATGGCGTTCTCTTCATACACATAATTCTTTCTCGTGCGAACCATAACATTTTTCATTACAATATCGTCATCTCCATTTTTTTTTTGTTGGACGATGCCATTATTATCAATGACTATATCCATACAAAAAGCGAACCGAACTTGGTTCTCTAATAGACTACATAAATTATCAGAGAGAATTGTAGGTAACATCGGACGACGTCGGTCAGGTAAATAAATGGTAGATACGCGAGTATTGAACGATTCCCATAATCCGAATTCCTCCATCCAGAAATATACATTGGCTATATAAATACTCATTTTGAATAAACCACCTTCTAATGGCACAATACTGAATGCATCGTCCAAGTCTTTACTACCCTTCGGGTCTATCGAAAAAACATTGACATTTGTGCGGTCTTCTATGTTATAATTCAGATTATTCATAATAGTTTGAATACACTCTTTATAATTATCATTTTGGAATAACTTTTTTACACACGACGATAATGATGCATTGGAATCGCTCAGATTCCGTCGGTGAAGTTGATACTCGTAATATACAATCAAGTCATCTACATCACCCAATACATTCAACATTGTACCTATCGGATGTTTGTTCGTCCATTCATTAAATTTAAACACTACATATTTATTCTTGAACTTCTTTGAAAATTCCATTTTAATATCATACGGTAAGAGAAATGGTGGCAGTCGAGAGTCGTCTGGAACACACTTGTAATAGAATTTTTTACCGTTGGGAGTTCTACCATATGTTATATTCTTATCAATAATTATCGTGCCTGCCAATGTAGGGCAACTACGAATACTAGAGCATATTATATTTCCATCGTGGTCTATAATATCGTTTGTAAAAAGTCGTAATTTTACTGGGTCTATATGGGGTAGTTTTTGGTTTTCAATTTCAATATTTGTATCTGAATCATAGAATTTCCAACTGGAATAGTTACAATCGTCTATTAAAATTCGGCACTTCATCTGTCTTATGTAACGAGATACATTTATGTTAATTTATATATATATAAAATCAAATTTTAGGAAGAGAACGCAGAAACTACTCGCATAATAAAATCTAAAGGTAATATATAATGGCCAAGAGTTTGTGTAAAGGAAAGCGCGTTAAACCCAACAAGTGTAAAAAACTTAGAGGTTGTAAGGTAGCCACCGGTAGAAAGAGAACATATTGTAGAAAAGCAAAAAATACAAAATGCAACCACCAATCTTGTAAGAATCATAACAAAACACACAAGAACAAAAGATAGATATATTACTTATTTAGTTATTACTTATAATCCCACTCACTTATTTCATTCTTTATTATTTTTTTAATATCCTCATCATTATAAACGTCCCAGATATAATGATGGTCCCGTTTCAAGTATTCGTATGTATTAGCGTATCCTTGATACTTCGCACAGTTTCCTCCCAAACAGTAGGGCATTGCTGTATGCTGTCTTATAATATGTTCATAAGTGGTTCGTTTATTATTTAGGTTGTCCATTGAGGTTACAATACCATTGCGATTATTCGGATCCATTTTAGCTTGTTTTATGAAAACTAATTGGTAATATAATAAATAAACAATTTTTACATTGAAACTAACGTCATTTACAACATATTTTATTTAGTGAAAAGTGGTTCGTAGGACGTTTATTGTTTATTTGATGATGGATGAATAAATCTCAATAGCGTCTGAATATACAATTAGTAACAATATAGAGACAAATCGTTATTATTTACTACCATGCCAGAGCAATCCCAAACCATTAGAAGATCTCAACGCTTAAATTCTAGTGTAGTTAAATTTGCACCTATTTATGTTACACCTATTTATGTTACACCTATTTCATCCATTCGTGCATCTAGTCGCGTTCGCGTAAATACTGTACGCATGAGTCCAGATACATTTACAAACAAATCGTATTATTAGAAAAAAATCTAACTTTTTTTATCATTACAATAATAATAAAAAACTTTCTCATATTCAATATATATAAGCGTTTATGAGTTTATTCAAGAAAACAAAACCTTTCATATCGTACCGCGTTTATATGCAAGTCGACGAAGATGATACAGAAAGTCCGAAATATTATGGAATGAAATGGGATAACGAATATAAGACCTGGTATTTAGACGGACATAAATATAACGACTCCGAAATAGCAAAAGATGAACGTCTTAAAATGTTGTTCACTCCGTTTAGAGCTCACGGACAACATCAATATTTTATATAGTCATAATATACATGTTCAAAAGTGGAAAAATATATACGGTAACTTATCGTATATATCTAAATTTACAATATGAAGAATCGACCAGGGCTAAATCTTACGGGTGTTTATGGGATTCGCGTATACACAAGTGGTATTTTTATGAAGACGATTATATGAAATCTGGGATAAAAAATAACTCTATCTTACAAACAGAATTGCGTCCGTATATGATATTGAACGATAAAATTACTTATGTGTAATAGATACCACAAAATAATCTGAGTTGATGTCTCAATATATTTTGTATTTTTAATTTTATCGATTGTTACACTATTCCTGAATTCTGAGTTATATTTTCTATTACTTTACCTATTGTAGTCTCACGCGGAGCGCTCGGGAACAAATTCCTCTGGATGTTTAGACACTTCAAAGAAAATTCAGAATCTCCGTCTTTGTATTCTTCTGCGTTATTCTCTTTTTCTTTCATGAGAGTTTGTAAGGTTCTCCTTGTTACTTCATTGATTCCTTTTTTCAATATATCAAGAGAACCTTCCTTGTCCCATTCATTGTCTTCTTTGATATAAATTGTCTTTCGTTTTTTATCACTGCAATGAATGGGTCGTTTATTTTGACCTAATTCTTGTAAACTCTCTATAAACAGTTTAGAAATTCCTTTAATATACCCATTTTCTGCTTGGTTCTCTAAATCTTCAAATGAAATTTGTATTTGTGCTAAGAACTCTGAAAAGTTCAATGCGTCTTTACAATCCTCGTTTAAAAAGACTTGTAAATTGAACTGATTATTATTCGTTGTATTGTTGTTATTATTACCTATTTTTGGGATGATTTCTTTCATTGTTTCTTGCATTTCTTTATTTTGCTGAATCAACTCGTCTGTTTGATGACTTTTTGTAATTAGTAAATTCATGAGTTCTTTATTTTGCATAATAAGGTCCATAATGGAAGGGTTGTATCCAGAATCACTTTGTATTGAAGTATTTAGTTGTGCGCATATTTTTTTATGTTTACATAATGACGATTGATGCTTATATGTTTTACCACATACACAAGAAAGAGCATCCTTGTTTTTCCTTGTTTTAATATTAGCATTTATTAGTATTTTATGTTTAGCAGTCATTATGTGTCTATCATATTGACTTTCATAACAGCATTTAAAGTTACAAACATCACAGATAAACGAATGCTTGTTTTCTACTTGTTTTTGTGTTAGCATTGTTTGCCTAAATTAGACTAACAAAAAAAACAAGTAAATGAAACGCATTATTTTCATATAAAAAATTATGCAGACAAATAATTATAACATAAACATATTTTACTGCATTATGCTAAGAAACCACTTTTTTGAGTAAACGTAAAAAAGTCGTTAAAAAAGTATTTTTAAAAAAGTAAAAAATGGACATTTATTTTTGTCCAATTTTCCGAAAATCAAAAGAGAATCCAAACCAACAAATAATCCAATCCGCTATGCGGATTGATATTCTTTGTGGTCAATGACCGGTAACCATTTGAAAGCGCACCCTACGGGTGCGGATTAAAAGGTTCGTCGGTTTAAATCGTGTTTTTTTCTATGTTTCATACTATTCCTGAATTCTGAGTTATATTTTCTATCACCTTACCTATTGTAGTCTCGCGCGGAGCGCTCGGGAACAAATTCCTCTGGATGTTTAGACATTTCAAAGAAAATTCAGAATCTCCGTCTTTGTATTCTTCTGCGTTATTCTCTTTTTCTTTCATGAGAGTTTGTAAGGTTCTCCTTGTTACTTCATTGATTCCTTTTTTCAGTATATCAAGAGAACCCTCCTTGTCCCATTCATTGTCTTCTTTGATATAAATTGTCTTTCGTTTTTTATCACTACAATGAATGGGTCGTTTATTTTGACCCAATTCTTGTAAACTTTCTATAAAAAGTTTAGAAATCCCTTTAATGAACCCATTTTCCGCTTGGTTCTCTAAATCTTCAAATGAAATTTGTATTTGTGCGAGGAACTCTGAAAAGTTTAATGCGTCTTTACAGTCTTCGTTTAAAAAGACTTGTAAATTGAACTGATTGTTATTCGTTGTATTATTACCTATTTTTGGAACCAATTCCAATATAGTATTTTGCAATTTATTAGTTTCTTCTCTGTGTTCTTGGTTTTGAAGAACCAACAAATTCATTAATTCTTTATTTTGCGAAATTAAATTCAAAATGTTAGAATTGTCATTATTTATTATAATATCATTGTCGGTATATGCACAGTGCTTTTTATGACGATAATATGACTGATTATGCTTATATTCTCTACCACAAACACATATAAATGCTTTGACGACCTTGGCGACTTTGGCGACTTTGGCGACTTTGGATCCAGCATTATCCAGCATTTTATGTTTATTAGTCATTAAATGTTTGTTATAATCAGATTGTTTTCTGCAACAATAGTCACAATTATTACAGTTAAATATTTTGGCGAGTTCTGCGACTTTTGTATCCAGCATTATCCAACTATTAATGCTGGATATAAAAATCGCCTAAATATAGCGAATAAAAAATTCCAAAAAAAGTTATGCAGACAAAAAAATTATAAAATAAACATATTTTACTGCATTATGCTAAGAAACCACTTTTTTGAATAAACGTAAAAAAGTCGTTGAAAAAGTATTTTTAAAAAAGTAAAAAATGGACATTTATTTTTGTCCAATTTTCCGAAAATCAAAAGAGAATCCAAACCAACAAATAATCCAATCCGCTATGCGGATTGATATTCTTTGTGGTCAATGACCGATAACCATTTGAAAGCGCACCCTACGGGTGCGGATTTAAAGGTTCGTCGGTTTATACCGTTGAAGATTTAAAACCGAACGCCCTTAGGGCGTTCCATTTGAAATCATTGGCGGTATCTGACCAGCGGAAATTTCAAATGGAACATTTGAAATTTCCGCTGGTTTAAATCGTGTTTTTTTTCCAGTTTCACAGTATTCCTGAATTATAGGTTGTGTTTTCTATTATCTTACCTATTGTAGTGTCGCGTTCCGCGCTCGGAAACAAATTCCTCTTGATGTTTAGACATTTCTTCCGCTTGCTTAAAAAAAATCAGAATCTCCGTCTTTGTATTCCTCTGCACTATTCTGATTTTCTTTCATGAGAGTTTGTAAGGTTCTCTTTGTAACTTCGGTGATTCCTTTTTTTTCAAGCAAGCGGAAGAACCTTCCTTGTCCCACTCATTGTTTTCTTTACACCATTGCGCATTTCTCACAAGTTATGAACGTAGTAAAGAAATGCGCAATCAGCATCACCTTCCACACTCATAACAGCCCTTAGCTTCGCAGAAGTGGGCGTTTTGAATGTGCAAAGGTGTAATATATAGGGTCTTTCGTTTTTTATCACTACAATGAATGGGACGTTTATTCTGACCCAATTCTTGTAAACTCTCAATGAATAACTTGGAAATCCCTTTATTCTTCTTTTTCTTTTTTTAGTTGCTCTATTTCTGGTGTAAATAATGATAAACGAGATAAACTTATACAATCTAATATCATACCCGTAGACGGAACCAGTGCCTTAACCATATCTAAATGAAACTCATTTACACCAAACTCTATTATATGTATGATTACATCCTTTTCTATTTCCTTCATTGCACTTGTTGTAGTCAAAAGTTTACCACAGGGTTCGTTTAGATTTGATACTCGGTAGGTTCCATTTTGTTTCAATGTATATTCTCTTTTGCTACCATCGTTGTTATATAATAAATTCATGTTTCGAACAAAATACTTATTATATAAATATAATATATTTAATCAATTTTATAAAAATGTGTGTATTTTTCATAAAATTGATATTTATGTCGTGTTAAGTTATTGTACCTAAAAAATATGTCTCCAATCGCGCCTTTACAATTTTATAAAAAATCCTCACTTGGAGGACCTGGTTCTGCTTTCGAACCAGTAAAAAAAACACAATCAGTAACCAATGTAGAAACAATTGTATCAATTCGCAATGAAAGAAAAATGGCGTTTCTCGGCATACGAACACTATTTCGCACAAATAAAACTCATAATATATCTACATAGATTTAAGGTAAGCGTTACATTTATCAAATAATAAAGATACTCCATTTGGATTAGAATCGTTTATAAACTCGTTTGGTCTGAGTTCCGTATTTCCCTTAAACCAACATAAAATTGCTGGAATACCATTGACTATTCGCTTAGTCTTGAGACTAGCATATACATCAAAACATTCATCAATATCAATTTCAATAATAGAAACGGAATTTCCCCAAGTATTCGATAATTCCGTCATTTTTTCATTCGCAATATCTTTGATTTTCTTACAAGGACCACACCAAGTTGCGCCCATTTTTACAACTAATATTCCAGGGTTCTCATTAATTAATGTTTGAAGTCCAGAAATTCCATTTATCTCACCTTCGAATATAGACATATTATTATAGAGATTGTATAATATTTATATTGTTTGGTTATTCAATTAAAAAAATAGATATTATACATATATATAATGTCGGGTTCTCAACATAACCTAGATATAAGTAAATATAATTTTGATGAAATACTCGCGTTGTTTGATATGGATTATAATATGAACACAGATGATATGAAACGAGCGAAGAAAAAGGTGCTAATGACGCATCCGGATAAGTCTCGTTTAGACCCCAAGTATTTTTTATTCTATAAGAAAGCATACGAATTCGTGGTGAATTATTATAATGAACGGATTAAACATGAAGAACGGAGTAATAGGAAAAGCACAGCATATACACCTTTGGAGAACCAAGATGTGGGTCAGGAACAAGTGTCTGGCATAATAGGTAAAATGAATAAAAAGGATTTCAATTCAACATTTAATGATTTATTTGAGACGAATATGGCGGTGAAACCGGACGAGAGTCGTAATGATTGGTTTCGCAGCAGTGACGCTCAATACTCGAATGTTCCAAATGTAACCAAAGATAGTATGGGTAAAGCATTCAACCAAATTAAACAACAACAAAGTTCTCTGGTTCGGCATACTGGTGTTCAAATGATAACCAGTTCCGGTGGAACAAATTTATACGGTAATTCGGACGATGTCTATGCGACGTCGGACCCATTTAGTAAATTAAAATACGACGATTTACGAAAAGTTCATAAAGACCAGACGGTATTGACCGTTAGTGAGAGTGACTATGATACTATCAAGAAATATAAATCGTTGGACCACTTAACGCAAGAGAGAGGGAACCAAGATACCACTCCATTATCATCTAAGGAATCAGAAGGCATAATCAGTCGTCAACAAAGAGAACACGAACAAATGATACTACGAAAACAACACGAATCAAATATCAAAGCAATGGAATACGAAAAGAAAAATAAAAATGTAATCGGTAGATTCCTACAATTACAGAGATGATTCTATTCATCATTCGACTGGTGTATAATAGTAGATTTAGTAAGTTGTGATTTCATATCATTCGTTTCACGTTCCATTGCGTCGACCCTGTTAATTAAAGCTTCGAGTTGTCGCTTTAATTCGTATATATCACCATTTTCTGTCTGAACTGATGTGTTTTTTACTTCCATCATTTCATTTGATTCAATAACAGGGTTTGATTCAATAACAGGGTTTGATTCAATAACAGGGTTAACACTCTTACTCATCAATTCAACTGGTGGTTTGGGTATATCCAGTTTACGTTCTCTCAATTGTTGTTGTATGAGTTCGTCCATATTTTGAATTTTATCATCATCAATGGGCTCTTTAAAATTGGGTTCCTGTGGAATAATTCGTTTGTGCATATCATTATAATTATTCTGAAGGGTATCATAATTACTCTGATACGATACAGATCGTGGTTCCAATCTATCATTTATTGGTTCGTTCAAGGCAGGTTCTCTTGTAACACGTCCTTTCAAATTATGAATCATAAATCTCAATGTAGACTTATTCAGTTCTAACAATTCACTATTACTGAGGATTTTATTAGAATTTTCACTATATACATTACCGATAATTTCGCGGAACCAAATCGGTTGTTGTTCATATGTAAGTGTCTGACTAAAAAGTGGGTTTTTTTGTATAGTTCTCCATAACATTTCTTGATTTGAAGCAGTAATATAAGAAGACATTTGATATAAATAAATACTATACGTGTTTAATATTGTATTTATTCTTAATATATAATTTACCAGTGATTTTTGAAAAAGTAAATAGAACTTAGAAATAAGAAGATGGTCATTGAACGATATAGCATTCGTTCATCAATATAATTATACATAACAAGATACGAACCCAACCATATACCAAATAAACTACCGACGATTACAATAATAGTGGGAATCCAGTCTATGTGTTCTCTATAATTTATAACTCCAGCAATGGATTGTGGTAAAAGTTGCATTACCATTATAACTGCTATAACTTGCTTAATTTGTAAGCCCGTCATTATTAACAACGGAACAGTAACAATTCCAGCACCCATCCCAATTGTTCCCATTGACATTCCTGCAAGAAGGCCAATAAATGCGTATGCAATATATAGAAGCATGTTTTATATTATAGTTATATTTAGTTTTTACATATCTTCAAAATTTCACTAGATGTTCGTAACCCAGATAATATTACTCCCGCACCAATTATAATAACATCATAATCATACATATTTATATATATAACGATATTTATCTAGATATGGTTATTATTACGAAAATTATGCTGATATGCCGTCTGATAATTTATGATAATTATATTTTTGGTTTTCGTCTGTTAAATTAACATTGTATTCATCTATTAATCCAACACCGAATTCATAATTACTATAATCGTCTGGGGGTAACATATCTGACAGTGATAGATTTGGCGACATCTTATCTTTTATGCTTGATATACCTTTCATCATATTACCAATACCTTCACCCATTTTATCTTTTATATCACCAATGCCAATATTGGGTAAGAATGTGGCTACTTTACCCAACCTATACGCAATCATTGGGTCCGGTTTCATTGCTCTCTTTAATTCAATTTCCATTGCGAAGTAATATTCTAACCACTTAGTAGTTTTTTGCATATCATCATTAAACGCCTTAATTATCTCTTGGTTTAACTTATTAAGTTTTTCAATATTAGAAGCATTGAATATTTTATCGAGTTGTTCACTAATTTTGTTTGTATTATTTAGTTCGGTCATAAATGTAGTTAGAGAATTATAAAAATTGTCAAATTCTCCGGATTTACCATCATTAAACGCTAGACTTATAGCGTTGTTTAACTTATTAATTTCTGCATCATTAGAAGCATTGAATATTTTATCGAGTTCTTTACTAATATTGTTTGTATTATTTAGTTCGGTCATAAATGTAGTTAGAGAATTATAAAAATTGTCAAATTCTCCGGATTTACCATCATTAAACGCCGTAATTATCTCTTGGTTTAACTTATTAATTTCTGCATCATTAGAAGCATTGAATATTTTATCGAGTTCTTTACTAATATTGTTTGTATTATTTAGTTCGGTCATAAATTCAGTTAGAGAATTATAAAACTTGTCAATTTCTCCAGAATTAACATTATTAAACGCTAGACTTATATCTGGGTTTAACTTATCTTCGTAATCCTTTATATGTTTCATAATTTTAGACACTTCCTCATAGTATTCTGGTAGTTCAAGCACAACATCTTCTGGCGCAACTCCTTTATTTTCACTATTTCCAGTACTAATCATTAGTATATTTATCTATATACTATTAAGATTAAAAACCGCGTATATTTTTACAATTGTGGAATATAACTAAAAGTTCCATTATCATAAATAGTGGCATTAAATGTGCTATTATAACCTTCAACATAAATCTGGTCCCCGTTCATTATTGAATCACACCCATATTCGGAAGTGCAACTCTTACCCTTTACACTAACTGGTAATTTCGTATTTACCATACCAGTGTTGGATATAGTATAGTATTGCCATTTATCCCGACCGGCCATATGTCTACGTCCCATTAAAGGTAATATAAGGGTTTCTGGACCACTATTGGTTAAAATACCAACCTGTGAATAACTACTGACTACACCACGCGTTTCTATATTGACAGGAACTTGTATTGGTGGAGGGACACCGCGTATATCACCAGAATCGCTACGAAAATATAATCCATCATTCTTCAATGGAGGTGCGTAAGGGTCGTTAAATGTATCTCCGCGAGTAGTAACGCTTATAAGATTTGGTTGTCGAACAACAAGTGTTTTGATTTGTTGTTTTCTTTGACGCGCATATTGATTATAAAATATAGTTGATAGAAGAATAAAAATAGCGACTAAAACAAACAAAGTCATATTTTCAATACAAATAACACCAGGAGCGCATTTTCGAGGCATATGATTATATAGTAAAGATAGATATAATCATAAAATTAGGAATAATATTTCGGAAACGGTTCTATTCCTCCAATATTAAAACAACCATCAATTTTAAATTTCGGGTTTACACTGTCTATTACCTTTATTAACGCCCCCACCACATTGGTATTTTTGTATAACCTCTCTCTATTATCGCCTGTTATTTTAATATCTCCGATAAATGGATATCCTAGAGCTTTCCCGATGTAAATCGCAGGTCGTAAAATTAGATTCAATATCACATCAATAATTATATACTGAAAAAATTTCCAAAACGAATCAAGAATCCAGAATACAAAACATTTTGGGGTCTCGAAAAAATACTTAGTAATCAATACAACAGTTTTAGAACACCATTCAAATACCAATTTTAAATATACGGCGAGACATAATACCGTTCGTATAAAATCTTCAATATTCCTAATAGGTCTGAGAATAAAGTTTTTCAATGCATTGATAGGTTTCATAAAAGTATCTGTAACTTTTTTGGTAATTTTTTTTGTTACCTTTTTAATCATCGCACCAATCCCACCAACTTTTTTTGTTGCTTTTTTCGCAGTTTTTGCTATCGATTTTGTTGCTTTTTTTAGTTTTTTAAATATCTTCAAATTTTCTTTTTGAACTGTATCCTTATTTGTAAGAGGCATAGTATTACTATCTATAATATTATAATATTATAATATTGATGATACTCATCATTTCCCGTATTTCGGAATTTTCATTTCCATTTTCGGGAAAGGTTTTAGTCCTTTGAAACTATAGCATGTTTTAACAACCTTGGGCATCGCATATTCATATAATTTTGGTGCAGTGCAATAAGATTTGATTTCTCTTAATTTTTTCCTATTATTAGGTATGTTGAAAGGATAACCCAACGCTTTGCCCAACCATTGACTTGGCCATAAAATAACGATTAGTAATACATCAAATACTATAAATAAAAAAAATTCCATAAATAGATGTAATAAATAAAAACAGAAACAGAATGGAAAGGAAATCACAACTTTAATACCTTCTGTTACTGCGATGCCAATCCATTTGAAAACATCGCCAATATAAGACAATAGACATGCAAAAAATTCAACAACATCAAGAATAAAATTAATAGGTTTTATTATAAAATCAAACATTCCCATTATCTGTAGATTAGTCTATATTATATATGGAAATTATAATATAGAATTCTTATTTGAACATTTTGATAACACCCTCCATCCTCTCAATAAGCGGTTCCAATGATTTTAGACCCTCAATTGTTTTCAATGTTTCAGGGTCACTCATTTGTTTTAAAGCTTCCTTGTATTCTTCTGGTAATTGCTCGGTCTTTTTACTTTTAGTTTCCTTATCCTTGGTCGTATCTGTATCCTTGGTCGTATCCTTGGTCGTATCTGTATCCTTGGTCTTATCTGTATCCTTGGTCGTATCTGTATCCTTGGTCGTATCGGTATTCTCGTCTACACCTTCGTCTTCATCTACACCTTCTTCAAAACCTTCTTTCAGAATGATGCCTCTACCAAGATGATAAATATTGGTTATTGCTAAAGCGACAATTAAAATAACGGTCATATTTTTAGAGAACATAGAAGTAATATAAGCAACTATAATGAAAATAATAACATTACTATGTGCACCAGTTGAAACCAAATACAATAAATCAGTAATTACAGCAAATAATACAACATATAATAGCAATACATTGTTTAGTATTTTTTTCGAGTTCTGGTTTAATAAACGCGCCTGTGCATTTTTCAATCCTTGTGATATCCTACTTTTCGTCATTATATATATATAGTTTTGATATAATTTTTTCAAATACAAAATTATATCAAAACCGAGTGTAAAATAACCATCTTTTTTCTAAACTAAAACGAGTTTGGTTAGTCGTAACACAATAAATTAAAATGACTTAAATGAAAACTGTTAAATTATATTAGTAAAATCTTATATCGTATATTACTATATATCTTTAGGAATGACTGATAATACCGATGAACCAATTTTACGCGAATCAAAGGATAGATACACTCTGTTCCCAATTGAGCATCAGGATATTTATGATATGTACAAGCGACATGTAGATTCATTTTGGAGAGCAGAAGAAGTGGACCTATCAAAAGACCTGGGTGACTGGGATAAATTAAATAAAGATGAAAAACATTTCATCAGCATGACCCTGGCATTCTTTGCTGGTAGTGATGGAATCGTAATGGAAAATATTTCGTCTAATTTTTTGAATAATGTTCAATTATCTGAAGCGCGTAATTTCTATGCTTTCCAGGGAGCAATGGAGGCAATTCACTCCGAAATGTATTCTATTTTGATTGATACATACATTAGAGATAAGGCAGAGAAAGGAAGATTATTCAAGGCAATTGAGAATTTTCCTTGTATAGCAGAGAAAGCTTCATGGGCAGAGAAATGGATGGGAGATGAAAGTGCTTCGTTTGCATCGCGTTTAATTGCGTTCGCGTGCGTAGAAGGTATTTTCTTCAGTAGTAGTTTTGCATCAATTTACTGGATCAAGAAGCGCGGACTGATGCCTGGACTAACTTTATCAAATGAATTCATTTCGCGAGATGAGGCTCTACATACAGAATTCGCGATCCTTATGTATAGTAAATTGGTAAATCGAGTAGATAAAGACGTTGCTATGGGTATTATTCGCGACGCAACCGAGATAGAAAAACACTTTATAACCGATTCACTTCCTTGTCGACTTATTGGAATGAACGCCAAGTTAATGACTCAGTATATAGAGTTTGTTGCAGACCGATTATCGGTTCAATTGGGATACGATAAGTTGTATAATTCTCGTAACCCGTTCGATTTTATGGAATTGATTAGTGTTGAAACTAAAACGAATTTCTTTGAACGTTTCAATTCGGAGTATTCTATGTCAAATTGTACAAAGGATGATTCAACATTCGATTTAACTGCTGATTTTTAAGCACTTAATTATAATGATTTATAAATCATTATTGTTCATTGATAACCTAGTAATACTATAAATATCTAATACTGTTTCATTCTGTATATCATAAAATGTATTATTCATGGGTTTTGACTGTAACCGAAAATTGTCAAGTAGCATTACTTGTGATGTGAATAAACTAAATAAAAATGGCATCATAAAGAACATGGGTGATACTTATATACAAAATTATTTTTTATATAAGTTTTATTTTTTATAACGGTGGTATATTTCTACGGCAGCTAAACCTCCCAATATTTGTGACGCGACATAAGGAACCAGTAATTCAGTTTCCAATTGTTTTAAGGATACCATTGCGAATGATACCGCCGGATTGACATGTCCTCCCGAAATAGATGATGTTAGTAATATTATCAAGGTCAGTGCAGCACCAATCATTATTGGGTTTCCTGTGACTAGAATAACCATTACGAGAGCAAAAGTTCCCAAAAATTCTGCTAGATATTTATAAAAATTCATAATATAATTTATATATAGTATGAATTTATATTATTAACGGCGGGCGCGTCCCATAGGAACAAACGATGCATTATGTTGATCACCACCGAATGATGAATCATTATAATTTCGATTCATTGCTGCTTGTTTCTTATATGTAATATAATCTGATGAGTCAGGAACAAATTTTACATTAGTACTTGAAGCAGGAACACCAGAACCATCACTATTATCAGGAACAGAACCTCCTAGACCTTTAGTACCAGCCTTCAATGTTTTTACTGTATTTGGTCCTCCACTTGAGTAGTTAATACGCCCAAGAAAATCACCTAAATTATTTACCGCACGGAAAGGACCGATCACTCGTTTATTTCCTGCGAATGTTCCTGTAGCATATGGTGTATTCCACGCACGTCGTAATACTCCGCGGGTTGCTGCATCTTCACTGCTTCTAAAACTGGTTGTAGTTTGTTTGGTAGAAACACCTGATTTTCCACCTCCAAGAGTAGTTGGATCTATAATTGCGCCAGACATGATGGGTATATACTTAATTAAGATAATTAAATTGTATATATATATATTAGAATGTCGTCGAATATTTCGTCATCAGAAGAAGAATTAATTGATACTGATACACCATCTGACGCTACACTGAGTTCGCCAATAACAGCATCACTTGCATCTACGAATACACCCTCGTCAATTTCCAGTATAGATTTAGAGAACCCAAAAGACAGAGTACCGTTTAAGGAACGTATTTCAGAACTGAATAAACTCATAAACGATGAAACAATAGTCAGTTATGACTCTGATTGTTTAAGAAAACGAATGAACTGGTCTAAAACGAAAAACGAACATAATTTAATAGATAATATAGACATTGTTAATCCTCAACTTATTCTAGACGATTTACGAACAAATTCACCGAAATTATACACATTAATGAAAAAAATCGAAGCTCTAGACGAGAGTGATTTGAAAAACGAGGGAACATTATATAAACATATGATTTTTACAGACATGAAAACTAGTTCCTATGGCGTTAAAATAATTGGTTCAATATTATCTGCTAAAGGTTTAAAACACGGGTATAAAGCAACAAAAAATGAGGAATATGACCAGAAAGACCCAGTAAAAAAGAAAGAGCAAAAATTTAATACGATACAAATGTTATCTAACGAGGAACTTCAAAAAAATAAATTTAATAATTTTTATATTTTGTCATCGGTCAATATATTTGACCAACCACTTAATGTTACTACCAAAAAAAGTATTTTAGACAGATACAATGAAAGACCCGATAATATTTACGGAAAGAATGTTCGTTTTATTATCATGGATAGTGGTTTCAAAGAAGGTATAGATTTATATGATATCAAATACATACATATTTTCGAACCACAAACGACAAATGCTGATCAGAAACAGGTTATTGGAAGAGGCACTAGGACTTGTGGTCAAAAAGGATTACGATTTCATCCAACAAAGGGTTGGCCATTACACGTAAATATTTATGATATGAGTATACCCGAAGAAGTACAGGAGCATTTTAGTGGAATGGAGAACACATTTGATTTATATATGAAATCATTAAATTTGGATATACGTCTATTTAATTTTGTAAATGATATTGAAGAAGCCACCATCAATGGTTCGGTTGATTATGATTTAAATAAGAATATACATACATTTTCAATTACAGGTGGTGCTAAAAAACCGAAATCTTACTCTCTTCCTGACATTGATGATATGAACCTGGAAATCGGTTTCGCAATGGCGGAGAAACTGCTAGAACATCGTCTTCGTATGGAACCCAAACCAGAATTATCTCGCGACGATATGCGGACATATATCAATAAAAACTTTTCGAAATATAAGTGGGATAAAGCGAAAATGGAGAACCTATGTTCCACCCAACAAGGCGGGAGTGATTTACTAACATATACTCCAACACAGGGATTTATAAAGGATTATTTTACACCTCAAGCAAATACGAAAGGAATGATTTTATGGCATTCTACCGGTTCCGGTAAAACGTGTAGTGCGATAGCGACGGCATCCAATGAATTTGAGAAACAGGGGTATACTATATTATGGGTTACGAGAACGACATTAAAAAATGATATTTGGAAAAACATGTTCGGTATGGTTTGTAATGAAGTATTACGTTCCAAAATCGATAATGAAGGTTTGGTTATACCATCACAACAACCGAAACGTATGAAATTATTATCCGACTCCTGGCGTATACGACCAATGTCGTATAAACAGTTCAGTAATCTGGTCAGTAAAAAGAATAATAATTACGAACGACTTATAAAGATTAACGGAGAACACGACCCTTTAAAAAAGACCCTTATTATTGTCGATGAAGCACATAAATTATATGGCGGTGGTGGTGATTTATCTGCGAATGAACAACCGGATATGAAAGCTTTTCATAAATCTCTGATGAACTCATATGAAGTATCTGGTAAAGACTCTGTAAAATTATTACTTATGACCGCCACACCAATTACAACTGACCCAATGGAAATTATTAAATTAATTAATTTATGTAAACCAATAGATAGTCAATTACCAGTTCACTTTGATGACTTCACGAAAAAATATTTGAACCCGGATACTATAAAGTTTACACCGACTGGTTTGAAAAGATATTATGATGATATTACAGGAGTGGTTAGTTACTTGAATCGCGAAAAAGATGCCCGTCAGTTTGCGCAACCTATTATACACCATATTAATACACCATTGGTTGATATACAGGATGTATATGATTATGACCTTCGTATTTTAAGGAGTCAAGCTAAATTGGATATAGCACCTCTCAAAGAACGAATTGATAAGATTATGAATATTATTAAAGGTGAGCTCGAGGATCTAGATCCGAATAAGTTCAAATCATTTCAAGATTTATGTAAGAATAATCCATATATACAGGTAAATGAAAAACTGGCCGAACAATACGCAAAAAAATGTAATAATGTAACCAAGAAGCATATGCGTAATGTATCGGATAATACAAAGCGACATATACAAAAAATAAGAGGTATTATAAAGGAATTACGTAATGACATTAAACAAATCAATGATACTAAAAAAATAAATACCGACGAAATAAAACAAATTATGGAGAACAATCCGGAAAAATGGAAGAAATTTAAAGATAGCGCCTATTATAATTTACGTTATAAATGTGGAAAAAATATTAAATCAAATATATCATTCGATGAAATGGTAAAAACACATATGGATATAATACCGTATTTGGAAGCAATACATGATTCTGATGAAAAAATAAAGGAATTGAGGGAAACATTGACTGTTAAAATTGACTCGTATAAAACCAAAGTAAATGAACTAAAAGATATGATTCAAAAAGATAATCTAAACGAATTGGAGAAACGTGTGGTGAGATCTACTATAAAGGAATACCGTAAAATAAACAGTAAGCTTACTCGTGTAGCCCGTAACTCAACCAAAAAAGCGATAAGAATCGTTGATAAAGAAAAAGACGAATACATTAAGAAAAAGAATAAAACTGTGAAAAACTTGAAACTTAAATTAAGAGATGAAATGAAACGAGAAAAACGCGCTGAAAATGACTTTTTAAAACATACTAAGCAGATAAAAAAAATACTAAGAAAAACTGATGAATATGATGACGAAATAAACCACGATTTATTGAGAGAAGTTGTTGATAATGAGAAGAAACTTCTAGAAAAAAGCATTGACACTATTAATGTTGAATTTGAGAAGAAGATATTGAAAGAACAGGAAAAGAACGAGAAGAAGATATTGAAAGAACAGGAAAAGAACGAGAAGAAGATATTGAAAGAACAGGAAAAGAATGAGAAGAAGATATTGAAAGAACAGGAAAAGAATGAGAAGAAGATATTAAAAGAACAGGAAAAGAATGAGAAGAAGATATTAAAAGAACAGGAAAAAACACGCAAGAAAAAAGAACAAGAAATAAAAAATAACAAAACCATAAAAAAAAAGAAAATATAAGACAAATAAATGTGTATTCGTCATTCCAACAAATCCATAATATATCCATAAGTATATTATGGACCACGATATATCAAATAATGAAATTCCTAGAAACGAATACATTGATAAGATTACAATGGAATTGTTAATGAGTAAACCCAAATATAATAAATATTTAGAAAGTAAGGATCCTGAACAACATGCAAAGAAATCACTATACAAAAAAGAGGTATTCAAATATAGAACCGTTATTCAAGATATAATTGACGAAGAATTCAATAATATATCATCGGAAACAAATGGTCGGTCCACCGAAATAAAATGTCTGTTCGAGAACTTCACTAAGGAATGTATTAACTATATAAAGATGAAAGAATTAGAAATTGAGAACCATTTCAATTATAATGATGATAATGAAACTATATTTGAAAATTGTGATGATATAGAACAAAAAATAAGAGATATAAATACAAGTGATTCAAATTTTACAATAGATACTGATGACGACGAAGATATCCCAATAAATCAAACAAATTCTTTATGGGGCGATGGTGCTATAAAATACGATATTAAAATGTTCGCTCGTAGAAAACGTTGATTTACATATATTTGGAATATTTATCTACTAATATTATATAGACCTGATGTCCAATAGAACAAAATTCAATAGGTATAATAAAAAAAATAAAAAAAATAGAATTACACGAAAAAACGGTGGAGGTAGCGACAAAGTCAATATTACTAAATGTAAACCTGGTTTGAAAGGACTAGTTGAAACTACATGTTTTACAAAAGATATAGTCAATCAGATTAAATATCACTATAATGTTAAAGCTGGTAGAAAAATAACCGCAAAAAATCCAAAAACAATAATAGAACATATAAAAAAAAATACCAAATGTAATGATGAACAATGTTGGATGAAATTATTACCCAGTCATCTACGTAATAATATTACGAATTACTTATACCGTCCTACATATCCCAGAGAATGGAACAATAATAAAAACGAATGGTTATCTAATTTTGATATACTCGCAGTCATTAAACAATACGAAGAGACGTATCCATATTTCAAATTCATCGGACCAACCTTCATTGACTTCGACACTAAGTTATATAATAACAAGTGCGTTGAGAATGAGTTATGTAATTTTCATATAGACACCTATATGAAGTCAAAACAAACTAAAATTGGTATTGTATTTAATCTCGATAAACATAACCAATCTGGTTCTCATTGGGTTTCGTTATTCATAGATTTAGAACATAATTTTATTTTTTATTTCAATAGTACCGGTGAAGAAACTCCACCTGAAATAAAGGACCTCATCGACCGAATTATAAAACAATCGAGCGAAAAAGGAATACAAATGGAATATAAAAATAATAATATAGAACATCAGTTGGAAAACACAGAATGTGGTATGTATTCATTGTTTTTTATTATTTCTATGTTAACTGATACTGTAGGAGGTGATGCGAAGCAACCATTAATACAAATTAAGGATAAGATAGATTTTTTCACGAAAACGCGTATACCAGATAAGGATATGGAAAAATTAAGAGATAAATATTATGTAAAATAATAATATCATAATAATACAGTTATGATAGTCAAAAAAACCAATAAGCGGATAAGAAAAAATAAGAAAATTAAGAAGACTAGGAAGAGGGGTAGAACAAATAATAAGAAAACAAAAGGAATAGGAGGAACAAAAGACCCGAATGATAAATCAACGAATGACAAACTAACGAATGATAAACCAACGAATGATAAACCAACGAATGATGAACAAATAAATAATCAGTTCTTGAAGAGGTTAATGAAAATAAATGTTACTATTGAAGAAGGAAAAGACAAAACAGACAAAGATAACCGTAAAATAGATTTTAACGTGAGAACGTTTCATGATTTTTACGGCTATTTAAATGAAACGGATATATATTTAAAGAAAATATTAACTGATGAACTTTTAGCTTTTACCGACCCATTGAAATATAAAACCAATCAAGATGAGTTAAAAAAGAGAACCAAAAACTATCCATATGTATTTGGATATAAAGAAAATGAAAAAGTAAAAAAAAGAAGATGAAGAATATGAAGAAGATGATAAAAAGAAACCAAAAAATAACAATAATAATAATTAATCGATTACACCTACCAAAGGGAAAACTAAGATAAATCCTAAAAAAATTAATACACCCAAGAAAATCCTTATAGTTTATTTAACCATAAGGATTTTCTGTATATAACTTATACAAATGTATTCTATAAAAGGAACAAAAGATATAGAATTTAATTATAACATTTCAAATATCCGTAAAATATCTGATACCGAATATCAATATCACGGAAAACCGAACAGTCCCAATTTAGTATTATCAAATGGAATAAAACGGATTTCTTATGTCGCTGAGCGAATTGAGATGAAACAGAAAGAACTAATCATACATCATTCAGCAACCAGTAATTTCCCAAAGAGGGCGATGGTTATTTTTCCTTTAGTCGTTTCTAATGGTCGTGTAACCGTAATTGATCGCTTACTTGAAATGGAGATGAATGAAACACTAGACTTGGATATCGGTAGTGAAATAACCGACTTTACTATGGAAATTAATGAAACACAAAAGAGTGTGTATATAATTCGTTTATCTGGTGGATTACCAATCAGTGAAAAACAGGTTATTGTTGAGGGTAATTGTGGAATGAATGATTTACAAATAAAACAATTGGGAACTGCTTTTACGCACGCTGAAACACAAGGTGGCCTACAGAATCATACAATGGACGATGATGATTTCAATAAGAAACTCAATAATTGGTTAGATACTGGTTCGAAGTGTTATAAAGATGGTAAACATTATATGAAGGATAATAGTGAAGATGATGTGAGTATGGATGAAAGTGGTACCATTAGGGGTGTTAAGGAAATAAAAAAAGAGGGCGACTCAGATGGATTAAGCGAATTGTCTCCAGCTCAATGTTCAACCATAGGTGGAACCAAGGTTATCGGAGGAAGCAGTTTGGGCGGAGGTGGAAGTGGAAGTGGAAGTGGAATATCCCCAAACCAAGAAATGGAATGTTTCCCAAATGAAGGTGGTGTATTCAATAAGAAATTTCATATTATTTATGATAAACGTGAAAACGGACAATTTATAGCAGAAGATGGTGTGAGAATTCACGAAAAAGACGAAACAGGAATTAAAAGTAAACCCCTAAGAGATGCTATGAACGCAGAGGTGAAACGCTTGAAACAGCATATTGAAAAACTGGGTGGAATATATGTGCCGATAGCAACAATACCCGATGCATTCAAAAAAACAGAAAAAGGTTATAAATTTATTAACAGAGGCAATGATATAAACATAAGCGCCACTGCAATTGCTTTTTTTAAGGATACCAACAACAAAGAAATAGATATATTTATAACGTATGTTGCAAGTGACACCTCACCAAAACTAAGAATGTTTACTGGTATAAACAGTAACAACGAATTAGAAGGCGAAGGGCCACTAACAAAACCACACCAAGTAAAGGAATGTATATTAGTTGCGGTAAAAAACGGTGATACCTCCCTTCTAATGAACGCCAAAAAATTTAGTGAAGACTATTTGAATAAGGATTTCAACAGATACACACATATATCAATACCTGGTTATATGACCGAAACAGAGAACCAGTCAATGAAAGCGATTGTATATTTATTAGCTATGATATTGACTACAATTGTTTCATATTATACAGTCCCTGGATTTTATAAAATCGCAATAAAAAAAATAACTAGAAATCAGCGAACATGTAGTCTAGATGGTGAAAACAATTATACAAATTATTATAATGTAACAGCATTCAATTACTTTTTTACGATTATCACGGTAATTGTGCCGATAATTATAATGATATTTACAAGTACATTAAACGGTATTTTATTATTAACATCGGGTATCGGTATAATTTGTGTTTTCACAATGATAGTAAGATTCACAAATGATAAAGAGTTCTTCTATGATTTCTATCCTAGAAATGGTCTAATAACGTGTAATAAAACAAAGGATTTCCAGGAGAAATATAGATACAGTTCAAAATTCAGAGTGTTTACCTATATACCAAGTGCAGTATCTGCGTTATTTTCGGGTTAAATACAGTGATTTCATAAATAAACAATTAGTTATGAAATATATGTATACAAATTTTATAGTTCCGCTGCTTCGTGTGTTGATTCGGACACCGGTTTATACGAACTTACTACATAATCGGTAGGATTTATATTTGGTAAAGGCGCCATACTAGATACGATTTGCTCTTCAAGTGTGAATAACTTTGGTGGGTTCATTGCTTTGAGTTCACTATCTATACTCGCCTGAACGGGGTTCGGCTCTAAAAGAGTCATACGAGTAAAACGGACAGTGCTGCGACGTAAAACTTCATAAGCTACAAAAATAGACATTACTCCCAATATAGGATGAGTGCATAGGAACATATATAGAGCTATACCTATTATTATTGCCATTCCTATCCCACTCTCAATATAAGGAACCAATGATTGAGGTGTATCGATTTGGAATACTAAATAGAATATGAACAACCCAAATAATATAAGTTCTAAGGGACTGGCAATGAATTTCATTTTTGTATATTTTAGAATTAGAAAATATATTTCTCCATGGTTTAGAATGAGGGTTTATTATATAAATCTATTATATATGTTATATGCCATCGTCCAACATACAAATTCATAAAAAGACCAAGCGAATACTCATAAAAAAACGCGATAAGACAAAAAAGAACACAAGTGTAAAACCGAAAAGCAGTGATGATAATTCAAAAAAAAGTTCTACTAAATTAAACGAAACAAAAAAGCAGATTATAAAAATCAAAGTCAAGCGTACAAAAAAAAATCAAAATAAAGATTTAAACACTATTTCACAAGATATAGAAATGCCTAAAAAAACAAAGGTTAGTAATGAAGAGAATGTCAATGTGGTCGATCCACCAACACAAGAACGATTGAATGAGATGTATGCCGAATTGATGTTGACTCTCTCTTTCGTAATGCGACACAATAAAGATTTCATGCGTGCACGCGCTTATAATAATGCGTATGAAACCATTTCAACATTTGTTGGAGATATAACTAGTCCCGAACAATTAAAAGGTCAAAAAGGAATTGGTACTACCATCTATCAAAAACTCATTGATTATAAAGAAACAGGAACATTGAAGGTTCTCGACCGTAATAAAGAGGTGGTAGAAAAGAAAAAGGCAATAGATGTGTTCTCTGATATTTATGGTGTAGGTGAAAAGAAGGCAGAGGAACTTGTAGATAAGGGTATTAAAACCATTTCGGAGTTGGAAAAACGTAAAGATGAATTATTAAATGATAAACAACGTGTCGGGTTACAATACTATAATGATATATTACAACGCATTCCCCGCGATGAAATTATAGATTTCGAGAAGCATATCGCCAGTTCTTTTCCAAAAGACGACCCCGATGGAAGATACGAGATAGTAGGTAGTTATAGACGAGGATTATCTAATTCAGGAGACATTGATATCATTATTACATCAAAAGACCCAAATACATTCAAAACATTCATCGATTCACTAATTGAGAAGAATATTATTATTGAAGTTCTCTCACGAGGAAAAACCAAATGCCTCGTTATAGCAAAATTACCATACGGTCAATATGCTAGACGTGTGGATTTTCTCTATACATCTCCAGAAGAATTCGCATTCTCAATCCTATATTTCACAGGTAGTAAAGGGTTCAATACATCGATGCGCGAGCGCGCTCTTAATATGGGTTATACGCTAAATGAACACGGTTTCTCAAAAATGGAAGGAAAAACCAAAGGGGTAAAAGTAGAACAGTTATTTCCGACCGAAAAATCTATATTTGATTTTTTGAAAATGGACTATAAACTCCCTGCCGAACGCATTGATGGTACAGCAGTTGTTGCGTCTGCTGGAGGACCACCAATTGGAAGTATTGTTAAACCCAAAAACCTTTTACGTCATAATATAAAACCGAGTAAGAGTGTATCGGAACACGTTATAGATTATAAAAACGATGGAATAAAAACGTTGGAAAAAATGAGCGAAACTGACTTGATAAAAATGATGGACGCTGCTAACATCGCGTTTCATCAAGAGGGTTCTAGTCCGATTATGAGCGACGCGGAATATGATATTTTAGATGAATTCATTAAAACTAAATATCCAAATAATGAGTTGATAGCGCAAATAGGAGCGGTAGTAACAAAAAATAAGGCAACGCTTCCATATGAGATGTGGTCTATGGATAAAATTAAACCCGATACAAATAGTCTAACGTCTTGGATGAAAGAGTATTTGGGTGATTATGTGATTTCTGGAAAATTGGATGGGGTTAGTGGTCTATATACAACCGAAGGCGATGAACCGAAATTATACACTCGTGGAAATGGTAAAGTCGGTCAAGATGTTAGTCACTTGATACCAAAGTTACGATTACCTAAAAATAAGGGTGTGGTTATACGTGGTGAATTCATCATAAAAAAAGATACATTTAATACTAAATATGCAGATAAGTTCTCTAATCCACGTAATATGGTTGCTGGTATAGTGAACCAGAAAACACAGGACGAGCGTATAAATGATATAGACTTTGTTGCGTATGAAGTTATCAAACCGGTAAATCTAACACCAGTGGAACAGATGGATTATATGGCGTCACTAAATGTTATCGTTGTTCGTAATGAAACATATAAAACTATAACGAATGAAATACTCTCTGGGTTACTTATTGACTGGCGTAATAATTACGAATATGAAATCGATGGAATTATAGTTGCGAATGATAAGGTATATCCCCGTGTTTCGGGAAATCCTAAGCATACCTTTGCATTCAAGATGGTTCTATCCGACCAAGTAGCGGAAGCGCATGTTGTGGATGTTCTATGGTCTCCTAGTAAGGACGGTTATTTGAAACCCCGAGTTCAAATTCTACCAGTGAAACTCGGAGGCGTAACAATAAAATATGCAACTGGGTTCAACGCCAAGTTTATAGAAGAGAATAAGATTGGTGTCGGGGCGATTATACAACTTATTCGGTCGGGCGATGTGATTCCAAAGATTGAAGCAGTTACACAACCTGCTGAAAAAGCAAAGATGCCGAAAGAAGAATACATATGGAATGAAACACACGTTGATATTATGTTGAAGAATGCAGAAAATAATAGTATCGTATTAGTGAAGAATATTTCTGGTTTTTTCAAGGGTCTGGAAGTGGACGGACTTGGAGAAAAAAATGTAGAGAAATTGATAAATGCAGGGTTCAATAGTGTCCCCAAAATTCTGAAAATGACACGAGAAGATTACTTAACTATTGATGGATTTCAAGAGAAGACCTCTATCAAATTATACGAAGGGATTAAAGAGAAGGTATCAAAAGCACCAATTCATACATTGATGGCGGTTTCCAATAAATTTGGTCGTGGTTTTAGTGCGAAAAAGACGGAATTAATAATGTCTGCGTATCCAAATGTTTTAGATGAGAATGAACGAAAATTAGGAAAACTCTTGGCAATACGCGGAATTGAAAAGAAGTCAGCTGAATCGTTTTTAAGTCACGTAGAAGATTTTGTTGCGTTTATAAAAGAATGTGGTCTTGAATATAAGTTGTATGAAATACCCAGACCAGTAGAAAAGAACTATGATGAAAATCATCCATTATTTGGAAAGTCTATATTAATGACTGGTTTCCGTGATAAAGAATTAGAAACCCAAATTATTGATGTTGGTGGTAAAATCGCATCCTCTATTAGTAAAAATACATTTGTTGTTCTGGTTAAGGATTTAGATGAAAAGTCAGGTAAAGTTGAAATTGCGATAAAACTTGGGGTTGATGTGTTATCACGCGATGACTTTATTAAAAAATATATATAGATTATATATATGAATCCACCAGACTTGAATAAGAAGTTTAAAGCAGCGTTTAAGGATATGGATACGTTGGTGGGGAGGGTGTATACGATATTGAATAGTAGAGTAATGTCACCGCTAGACGTAGCGTTAAAAAAAGAAGAAAAAGGAGAAAAAGGAGAAACGAAGGGGGGGGGGAAGAATACATATATAATTTTGTCCGCAGTTATTATTTACATGTATTGGCCCGCTATTGTTAAATTATTTAGTGATGTTAATTTGAGTGAAGAATTCTGGGCCGGATTCTACTATCAAGATCAGACGACCGGGGGGACTCCAACACCACCCTCCTCCTCATCATCATCATCAACCTCCTCATCATCATCAACCTCTTCATCCTCAACAAAAAACAATAAGCATGGATACATTGCTCCTCGCACAGCACCAGGTGATATTAATACACGCATTCTCACGAATAAGTTAGACTATACACCAGATGAAATTACAAATCTAGACCAAGAACTGAAGGGTCTTTATAAATCGTTCAACGAAAACTCAGATATGAAAGATCCAGAAAAGATAGGTAATATTTTACCTGTGTATCTTATGAGTATCTTATCTATATTTACGGGATTCTATTTCACGGGAAAATCTCAGACAGCAGTAGGCATGCGGCGTGCGCTTGGCTTATTTAACAACCCTGTGGACGCACTTGCTAAACCACCCTTGGATTTGATGAAGGAGATTGCGTTTTACGTCGGGCTTTTCAGTGGCAAACTGATGAAATATTTACCCGGGCAAGGAAATTCAACTTTGGGGATTGTGGAAAATATACATAACACTACTGCGCTGCCAGTTGGCGTAACCGCGAGCGATAAAAATGAAAACCTAATCGCACTCCTCGATTTTTTTTCTAAAAGCATAGGTTGGTTGACGGACAAATTAAACGAAGTGACTGACGAACGCGACATTGGAACGTTATTATTAATAACGGTTGTTACATATTTGGTGTTACACATAATGTATTACGCTTATATTGGTAACGTGCGCCAGAAGAATCAAATTGCTCTTATGAATGCGAAAAATGATCGTAGTAAAATAATCGGAAGACAAATCAAACACCTGTTGGCGAGACAAGGACAACAGGAACAACAACAACAACAACAAAAACAACTAGAACTATACCAAAACCTATTTAATCATGCTTCAAGTATGCAGCAGCAGCGTCCGGGGAGATATGAAGAGAAAGAGTCTAGTGGACAATTGCTAGCGCTAGCACCCAGTTCTAGTAGTAGGAAAGGAAGAAAACTGCTAGCGCTAGCACCCAGTTCTAGTAGTAGGAAAGGAAGAAAACCAAAAACACCTCCGAGTATTAAAGGAGGCAAATCCAAGAAAAATAAGACCAAGAAAAATTGATTAAAATAAATACAATACCTATTAAATATAGAAAAATAGTTATTGTATGCCACCAAAAAGAAAAACAAAATTAGAACCCAAGGCACCGCCATATAAATTAGATGACGGTGTTAAACAAACCATTTTAGAAGCTTCGTATATTGGGAAAAAAGGTTATACTATACCGAAATCGGTTATCCCAGAAAAGGAGTTGACTTTTTTGAAAATAGACTTATATTTAAAACCACAAGTTCCTGGACCCGCATTCGCACAGACAGCCGAAACCGCATTTCCTGTATACAGGGAAAATCCCAATAAAATATACATACCTCGGTTTTATGGGATTGAACGATACGGAACACCCGAACGTAATGAACTGGATGACGGTGAAGATATTTCAGTTTCATTTCCAAGGAAATTGAGAGATTACCAACAAAAGATTGTGGATGTTTATACTTCACACGTATCGCAACCAAACGACACCAAATATGGTGGAGGAATTTTGGAAGTGTATTGCGGTGCAGGAAAATGCCTAGGAATCAACACACCAATCCTTATGTATGACGGATCTGTTAAAATGGTGCAAAATGTGGTTGTAGGTGATATATTAATGGGTGATGATTCAACCCCGAGAAAAGTCCTAACGTTAGCACGCGGTGTTGAACAAATGTATAAAATAAAAGATGTTCGTAGTGACGAAAGTTATATAGTAAACGCAAGTCACATTCTATCACTAAAAAGTAATATAGATTACGACAATTATATTAAAAAAGGTTCCATTTTGGATATATCAGTAAATGATTACTTCGCGCTCAAAAATAAATTAAAGGAACATGGTGGTAGTCTTATGGGATACCGCGCGATAATCGATTTTGTAAAGCAGGATATTGATTGTGATCCGTATGCAATCGGTTTTTGGTTGGGATACAACAATGGTATTCGGAATAAATGCATATCGGCGGTTAATAGGAGAATACCGCGTAAATATTTAATAAATGATTTTGCGGTTCGTAAATGTTTATTGATGGGTATAATATACGGGGTCCAAGAAAACACCGGTTATTGTTTTGATTATGATAACCTCACCATAATTGTTATTACAGACTTGGATGGATATCCAAGGTTTACACAAGACGTTTTGTTTCTTATACGGTCGCTAGGCTATACAGTCGTCCACGAAGATAAAGAAACTGATTGTCCAAGTATCTGTATATACGGAACCAATCTTTCTGAATTGTTACTAGATGATGTATCTGAACCTAATATAACGGACCAATGTTACGATATTGAAGTTACAAATATGGGTGTTGGTCGGTATTATGGATTTGAGATAGATGGAAATCGTCGTTTTGTATTGGGTGATTGTACTGTAACACATAATACAGTTATGGCTCTAAAAATTGTGGAAGTGCTACAAAAAAAGACACTGATTCTTGTGCATAAAGAGTTCCTAATGAATCAATGGATTGAACGAATAGAAGAATTCCTACCGGGTGCCCGTGTAGGTAAGATTCAAGCGAACGTTTGTGATTGTGATAACAAGGATATCGTTATTGGTATGATTCAGACAATGTATAATAAGACATTTAATCAAGAGGTTTATTCCCAATTTGGTTTAACGATTATCGACGAGGTGCACCGTATTGGAAGCGAAGAGTTTTCTAAAACACTACTCAAAACCATTACTCCTTGTATGCTCGGTATTTCAGCGACAGTTGAACGTAAGGATAAACTGACGAAACTACTTCATATGTTTATCGGTCCGAAAGTGTATTCGTTGTTAAGGGAACAACACGATGTCGTAAACGTCCGTGGAATAGAATATATAACTAACGATACAGATTTTAATACTATTGAATATGATTTTCGCGGTAATGTAAAATTTAGCACGATGATATCCAAATTATCTAGTTTCGGTCCCAGGTCTGATTTTATAGTTCGTGTAGTGCACGATTTATTAATTGAGAATCCGGAAGGTCAAGTAATGGTTTTGTGTCATAATAGATGTCTATTAACCTATTTATATGAATCAATATTTAATAAAGGAATAAATACTGTTGGTTACTATGTTGGTGGTATGAAGCAGACTGCGTTAGAAGAGACAGAGACGAAGCAAATTGTTCTTGCGACGTATGCAATGGCTGCCGAAGCACTGGATATAAAGACACTGAGTATGCTTGTTATGGCGAGTCCAAAAACGGATATTACACAATCAGTTGGTCGTATTCTACGCGTGAAGCATAAGAATCCGGTTATTGTTGATATTGTGGATAGTCATGATATATTCGCAAGACAATGGTTGCAACGAAAGCGCTTTTATAAGAAGAGTAATTATCCGATTCGGTATATACGGAGTCCGGAGTATACTGGTATGAAACACGACTGGGAAAATGATGCATTATGGTCTATTTTATACGACCCAAATAATAAAAGTAAGTCGGGTAAAAGAGATAAACCTGAAATAGAATGCGGTAAATGTATGATTGATATAGGTGATTTGTAATTTAGATTTTTGTGTGCATTATATATATAATGGGATTTAGAAGAATGAACAAAACATGTAAACAATCGAAGAAGATGTATGGTGGAACAAAAACACCAAAACCAAAACCAAAATCAACACCAAAACCAAAACCAAAATCAAATAGTAAAATTACATCGGATGAAAAAACAGCCAAAAGAAAAGCAGCAGCAGCAAAGGGTGTGGAAACAAGGAAACGTAACAAAGCAGCAGCAGATGAATTAAGGAAGCAAGAGACTGCTAGAAAAATAGAAGAAAAGAAAATAGCGGACGAGAAAATAGCCAAAAGAAAAGCAGAATCGGAGGAATTAAAGAAGCAAGAGGCTGATAGAAAAATGAAAGAAAATAACATAGATGACGAAACAATGGCTAAAAGAAAAGCAGCAGCAGCAAAGGGTGTGGAAACAAGGAAACGTAACAAAGCAGCAGAGGAATTAAAAAAGCAAGAGACTGCTAGAAAAAGAAAAGAAAAGAAAATAGAGAATGAAAAAAAAGCACAACAACTCAAAGAAGAACAAGAAGAGAAAAAGAGAAAAATACAATTGGCACAGGATCATTCTACTGGGAGCTATGGGTCTGAGTACCAAGATCCAGACTTGAAATTCATTCCGAGTTTATCTAATTCATATGAATTAGATAGTGATGGTATAAGGAAACCACGGTGGTCGTCCGAAGACGTATAATAGTATTTTTTTACAACTTTTATACCATTTTTTTCACGCGATTTATTATGTAGTTATACACCTTTGGACAATTACACATTTGCGTAGTTCTAATGCGCGTGGAACTGTTATTTTTTGAAGAGGAAAAGTGTAAAAATCCTTTGCTATATACCGAGCAATCGCCTATGGCGATTTCCTTGAATTATGGGGGGGGTAAATCGTTAGTTGAGAGGTTAGAATATGTAAAAATTGAATTCTATATTCAACTTTTACAATCTAAATCAAACAACAACAATAAATATGCAACTTCGTTCCGGTAACACCTATACAAACGTCAATGTTCAAACGGTAACAGAACTCCAATACAGGGTATTCCGAAATAAATGTGGGAGTTTTATTGGAGAACTGAATGATTCAACACGTCAATGTACTACGGTTTATATTCTATACAAACTATACTGTTATATAAATAGCGAAACAGATAATATAGGTTCTTATTTGAATTTACACCCTAGACTCAAAACATTTATAAATAATTTGACCAACATTATCCCGAGACATATCCACGACATTATGTCCTGTGAAATATATGATGATATGGGTATAACATGGACTGAACTCACCGGCTTTACCACAATTGAAACCTCACGTATGTTGTATGAACTTCGGTTGAAATTACATGAGATTTTAGATGTATTTGATGATTGATAACAGCTCAAACTATAAATATACACATGATAAACTATGATACTATTCAAACTTTTTTAATCATTGTATACTCTCTAATAACCAGAGTAAGTTAACTTTTTACTAAAAAAATTATATATAACTCAAATTACCAACGACATAAAGATTTATTAACAATCAGCATTATATAAGATGTTTGATAATATAATACTGATTCCTTATAGACAACGAGAAACGCATTTAGATTATTTTATTACAAACACAGTTCCGTTGTTAAAAGAACATTTACCCAATACAAAAGTTGTAGTGATTGAACAAAATGAAGGTAAATTATTTAATCGTGGTATGTTACTGAATATTGGTTTTAAGGAATATGAAAATAAAACGAAGCATTTTTTTACACACGACGTTGATATAAACCCTACATTTAAATGCGTGAACGAATTTTATAAATTGGATGTCCAAGATAATGATGTCCTTGGTATATACACGTCTCAATGTAATACATTGGGTGGTATTATAAAAATAACTAATGACACTATACATAAAATAAACGGATTTCCGAATGATATATGGGGGTGGGGTGTAGAGGACAAGGCTCTACAAAATCGTGCGGAGTTTTTTAATATTAAAAAAATATCATTATTAACCAATAAAATGGAACACCCTGAATATATTTTGCGTTTTAATGATACTGATGATAGAGAAAGACACAATGTTCCACACAATACACAAAAACATTATACAACATTTCAGCGTTTAAACAATGAAGGAAAAAATAAAGAAGTGTTGAGTTCTGGTTTAAATAATCTGGAGTATGAGGTTATTAATAAGAAAAGTATTGATGATATGGTGGAAGTTATTAAAGTTGAAATTTAACGAATAGGTGTAGTAAACACATTATTTGCGTCAAAATGTAATTTATAGTTTTCTATTATCATTTTTTTAAATAACATTTGCGTTGCTATAATGCTCTTATCGTTTGTTTCATTTATCCAAAATCCTTTATTGTTAAAACGAACTACATCTGGAAATGATTGTGGCGATTCATATTGTAAATATTCATAATATTTATTCCATATTTTCATGCCCTTGTTATTACTTATACACATATGGTCCCAATCTCTATTATGAAGCCATGAATTATTTCTGGTATGTAATCCACATACTATGTATATAGTATTTTGGTCTGTCATTGATTGTAAGTTTATCTTATTTGATAATATAACGTCCGGTCTCATACGAATAATTACATCATAATTACTTACACATTCAATCGAATCATACAATATTTTATTTTTATATAAACACAACCAAGGTCCATAATTATTAAGATAATAAGGATAATCTATTTTATTTGAATCGCTTTCGATAATCAGTGACTTCAAATAATGTCCGTATGTGTTTTTTATATTATTTTGGAAATCAATAATGTCTTTTGTATGATTTATAAATTTATTTTTAGGTGTTCCGCCATTTTTTCCATAAAACTCTGTTAAAATGTATATATCAAATTCATATCCATTATTTGATAATATGAGGTTTTCTAATATATTATTAAAACATTTTTCATATGTTCTCATCTGTCCAGTTATCATTAAACATACCTTTTTCATAATTTATATATTTTACTCATACAATATATAAATTACATAAGCTAATCAAATAAATATCGATTCATTTTGATTTTGATTTTGCCTTTTCTTGAAACAAACAATTTGCTTGTACACTGAGATGTTAAATAAATTATCCGAATAATAATCAGGTTTTATTTTTAATTTTCCATTATTGGTGGATGTTACATGACTTTGTTTTGCATTTATGCTGTCTATTAAACGTCTTATATAATCATGAAAATCCATGTCACTATTGTTATTTTTCCACCATGATTGGTAACAATGTTCTAAATCTTCTACGATATAAATACCCTCGTTATTTAATTTTTCTCTGAATAAATATGAAAAAGATTTTATTTGATCATTACAACTGTGAGAACCATCGTCCCAAATAATATCAAACATAGGTAATAAAGTTAAATTATCAGGTTTTGTAGCATCGCTCGTTAATGAAATTATATTTTCACCCAAATCTGTATTGAGAGGATTAATGTCCATGGTATAAATCTTCGCATGTGGAAATAATTTACTCAATACTTGTGCAGAACCGCCATTTTGTGTTCCAATTTCAAATATTGTTTTTACATTTTCTACGTTTCTTAGTATATCATTGTATGAACCATTTTTTTCTATATAACTGGTCCATTTATTAGTCTTATACCTGTTTGTCATATTGTTCGCCGTATCTAAGAAGTCCATATTATATATGGAATACACATTAAACGTCTAAATTGTTTATAATTATTCTATATATATATATATTCATCGTCCCATTTATTATTTCTGTGTAATATAAATCCCTTACTAGTTAATAATTCATTTATAGATTTTTGATAGTGGTATATATTTCCATGTTCGACTGTTAAAAACTTAACCTTATGTTTATTAAAATCCCAAGTTTTTAATATAGATAATTCACCCCCTTCTACATCCAGTGAAACATAATCAATGTTATATATTTTCCGTTTATCGAGTAATGTATTAATGTTGATAGTTTTTACAATTATATCTTTGCTTTTTTTATAGCATCGTTGAAAAACCTTTAAACTTTCTGGTTTTAAAAGCGATTTAATACCACCTAACTGCTCTTTGCCCCCTACTATTTCATCGCCATACGGAATTGTAAATTCAATATTAGAATCATCTAACTCATATAACGCTTTATCGCAAATATAACAATTCCTTGATTGTTTACATTTTTCTACCAATGTAGGATTGCACTCAACTATAATTCCATTCCAATTCAATTGGTTTTCCAAATAATATGTATTGCTACCAGTAATTCCGTCGTATCCGCCTATTTCTAGAAAAAAACCACCTTGTTTATATTTAATTATATTTTCGATATAATATTTATCCTGTTCTATCTGCGAATAGAACTTCATGGGATGTTTCGTATATGGTTGAGTATGAGTATTAACGTGTTTTATGATGGAGTGTACTATATTTTTCAATTCGATTTGTTTGACGATATTATTATGAAACTTACGAACCGATGTGTTCAATTCTTCATTATTAACATTAAAATTGCAATATTTTCCTATAGTATTCCAATAATGTTTGAATAAATTAATTCCTTTAAAATAACATTGGAATTCATTCGTATTATGTTCAGGTTCTAATAATTCGATTTCATTTGAGTTACTATTATAGCTCTTCATACTTCCATGAGGTGCAATAAATAAATCCTCGATAACTTCTTTTATATTGCTAACTAGGTTCGAATGATTATACAAATAATTGGGCAATGAACTATTATGCGACAGGAAACACATAAAATAAAAGCAGTCTTTTAAATTTAACGAATTAAATGTTTTACCAGAACCTTGCAGGTCAAATACAAATTTACCTCCTGGTATGTCTTCGAATTGTTTGATTATACTTTTTTTACTATTTTGCACACCTAATCTGCTAAAATATATATACGTAGTCTTGTCGTTTGGATACATTATGTCGTATATTTCTTTAAACCAGTAACCATCACGACTCAAAAACACAATTGTTTCAAGTTTATTCGCAATAACTAATTCTTTTATTTTTAAACACACTAACACTGCAAATGGTAGTGAATAATCCGTAAAAACTTTGCATAATTTATCTGTTGTATTGTGTGATAATCTTACCGCCCTAATTATATATGCAATTTCTTTATTAACATTATACAACATTTGTTCTACATCATTCATCATAGTATCATTAATATGAACTGAATTTACATTATGTTTTATAGGATTTTTATAATCACTATTCAAATTGTCACCATAATGGCAATTTATTTTATCCGTTATTGATTTATCCTTCCAAATTGTATTGTTGTGTTTGCCATCATAGGAAACTAAAAGTTTATTTTCTATTGTTTGGTGTTTATTCAAAAGTGTTCTTATTTGTTGTTCGTTTAAATACATATCACTTATTAAAATGTCTTCTTGGCATATTTTGTTTAGGTATTTTACTATTGGAAATGACATCTCTAATTCCAATTTCAATTCCAACTCTTTTATTTCACACATATTTTTCCCATAATGCTTATCCAACATAAAATATGTTTCGTCGAAATTTTTGGTTTGTGACTCATATTTAATTCTATTTTCTCTGAAGTTTTCTATGTTCTTGGTTTTTTCTATGATTGTAAATATATTCTTTCCTTCGTAACATAATCTTCCAATTAGCGTATCAAATACATCATAAGAATTGTACATATACTAATATATCATTATTTCTTTTATGTTGGTTGAACGATTGTTATAAAGTTATCATGTTATAATACTTATCACATTTATCATTATCGTGTAATGGAATTAATGTAAATAATAAACTATTGGTAATTATTTTTAATTCGTTCAATTCCTCAGTTGAAAATAATTCTACAAAAAAAATCTCAAAAAATTCTATTAAATTCTCTTTATACAGTGATAAAACTTCTTTCTCTTGTAAAATTAAATCGTAACCCAATAATGATTGATATAATTTCGCCCAGTCATATAAATAGTCACCATAAATGGTTTCTTTATCTCCTAGTTTTCCGCGCATATCTATAAATTTTATTTTATCATAATTATTAATTATTATATTTGTCATTACTGTATCGCCGTGAATTACACATATTTTTCCCTTGTTGGTTTTTTCATAATTTAATAATCCACATTGTATATAATTAAATACACTTTCGCTATTTTTAAATCTGGAATAATCATACGATTCGTATCTTAATTTCATTTTATTATAATAGTTTGCATAGATATCTATATTTGACATGTCGTGTATCGGAACATTATGTAACCGATTAATGCTATTCATCACATTTTTTAATATTGTTGTTGTTAATAATTGCGATGTGTATAAGGTTGATACTGATATCCCATTTATTTTTTCCATTGTATACCATTGTTGTTTTTCATTATCATAATCCATAAATATTGGGAACATATCTTTCACTGTCTGTGGAATATTTTTATAATAGTAAATCTCTCCAGATAAGTCATTTGAACGCTTGGTAATAGTATCTATGGTACCTTCTGTAATCGAATTGAACGCTCGTGGATTAATGATATCATTATAGAATCCCAACGCTTTCTCAAGACATTCATATGCGTTTAACCCTAAATCATCAATATAAACATTCGCATGAGGTTTACCAAAATATATTTCGTCGTATGGAATATCAAACTTAGTCAGGGTATCAAAAGTAATACTACCTACATCAGACATTATTTTGCCGACACAACCATTATGAGTTTTCATTCTTCGAGCCGTGTATATTATTATTGTGTGTCCAAATGATTTTAAATATTTCAAAAAATGTATGTTTTTTTGTATTGGTTCTACAGTTGTGTAATCGTTTGTTAGTTTTGGAAAGGATACTAGTGTATTATCCAGATCGAAACATATACGCATATGTTTTATTTTGCTCTTATTGTTTATACAAGATACATTGGGGTAGTTATTACAAAACTGTCTTAATAATATTGGTGTGCCTAAGCATATCCATAGATTCTTGTCTATTACTATATTTTTGAAGTGGGTAGTATTGCTTATCATTTCGCGTATCGCGGTTGATATATAAAATTCATCTTTATCTCGTATATTTTTATCAATTATAATCTGTGTATATTTTAATAATTCTTTATAAGATTCAAAACCATATGCACCAGTACACGCATAATTTGATACTCTTACCTTTTCCATTATATTAGTAACATTATTCACTTTGTCAATTTCGACATAGGAATATATTGGTGCTCCACTGGAAGTGTCATCTATTGTAATTATTTCATTTTTCCGATTCCATTTTGATAATATATCTATATTATAGAAATTATCACCATCCAATGATATTATTGGACGATCTGAGATATCAATGCACTTCAATGCTATATTAATGGTTTCTGCAGCTCCTCTTGTATTTTCATTCAAACATAAAAATTTAAAGTTAATTTCTGGATAATCTTTACGCAATACACTTTCCAGATTATAATTTATGTATTCTTTGTTGTAAGGTATATATATAATGTCGTCTTTTTCGTATTTCATGCTATCCAATAAATAATATAATATTGGTTTTCCCAATGCGTTTATCAATGCCTTGGGTCTATTATAATTTAACTGTTTGAAACGCTCACCTGTCCCGCCTAATGGTATTAGTATTATCATATATTCAAGTAATATTGATACGACCGAATTATTATATACTTTTAAATCTATATAATAATAAATCACAAATATTTACAAATGCTACTCTTGTTGCTTCTAACATATATAAATATGGTTCATTCTTTAAAATGCTCGTGGAACTACCGGTTTGATTATCAGGATAATCATTTCAATATTGTATATCCTGATAAAACTGCCGTTTATTTTGGGATGATACTACCAGAAAATACGACCTTTTTGAATATTTCTTCCAAGGTTCTCCAACAACCAACGAGAAACCCTTTTCCGAATCATCCATATGCCGACTATTTTTCTATCCAAGTATACGAAATAGGAAATTTTATAGAAGCAATCTATCATATCAATGACGAAGAACTCTTGGGTTTGGAGAACCTTGGACAAAAAGACGCAGTTTATTCGTATAATTTGGATTTAAATCCCGAAAGTATATACTTCGCATTATACCGTATTTATAACCCACTATTCCTAACACCATCTTTCGTAAAAAAACTACCTATGGTTCATTATTGGGGAGGAATTCCTCCTTCCACTTACATTAATGGAGAACCTACACAATTATGTGATATAGATTATCAACAACAAGGTAATATTTATACCAATTTTTCACAAGATACTAACCCGATTACAGGAACCGTATGTAACACCAACGATAACTTCACATTTATGAATGTTCCTGCGGGTTCTCTAACAAATTACGACGCAAATTATATGATTGCTTGTATTCAAGCAGGTTCTCTATATACTGTTACTATTCGCATGCCTCGTTTAATGTGTTCTCTTGGATACAATTCAAACCAACCGAAACCTTGGGTAAACGAAACATATGACTTACGATACGCTAGTATAAACTTGGTGTCTACCAATCGTCCTCGTCCTACAATCGATAGTTGGAAAATTCCTTGTAATCAGGAGAACTTCACAATCTCTATATTTATTGACCCCGCTATACCACAACCTGCGCTTTTATATAGACAAATACTACCAAACGCAAGCTTCCCGTATAGTATACAGAAAGCGAAAGAACGATGTTTTGACTACGTGGATAATAAATATGACTCACTATGCATTCGTAAATATATGGGTTCCTATTATCCAAATGTAATATACACCTTTGAACATTTAAGTTCGCACAAAATATGAGTATTTTTTCTTATTTTATTATATGAATAAATACAAAAGTGATGATTATAAATTAGGTGCGGTTAAATATTATTTGAAACATAATGATAGTATGGATAAAGTTTGTGAAATATTTGATTGTAAGAAAAGCACACTAAAAGGGTGGATTGATAGGTATACACCTTTGCGCATTGAAAATGCGCATGGAACAGTTACTTTTCGATGATGAAAACGCCCCAGAATGGGCGTTTTCAAAGAGAAAAGGTATAAAACTACTAAAAATATTACAAGAAAAAATAGAAAACCTATATCATACAAGATAAATAAAGAACAAGTTAGGACTGCTGTAAATATGATTGATAAGAGCGAACAACTTACGATGGATGAATTGTTATTTTCTATGAAACAAAAATATAATGACTTGGATATTACCAGACAGCATTTAGGTAGAGTTATTAGAGCAAATAATAGAACACGAAAACGAACTCGTCATCAACATTATCCAAAAGAACGACGAAAGCAACTAACCGATAAAAGTAAAGAAATGGAAGCGTTCTATAATGAAGTTCATAAATATCCAATTGATAAGATTATTTGTTTGGACGAAACAAGTATTGGCTCTCATTTGAAACCATCATATAGTAGATGTTTTATAGGTAAGCGTTGCGTAATAAAAACAAATAACAATTTTGTATTTCGTAGTTTTACTTTGTTAGTTGCTATCAATAATTCAAAATGCGCAGGAAAAATATTTTATGAAAAAGGTGGAACAACAAAAGAAAGAATGGTAGAGTTTATAGAAACACAAATAGCACCAAAATACAAAAACCATCTCATCATATTAGATAATGCGAAAAGTCATAATAATGATATAGTAAAAGAAGCAATACTAAAAAGTGGTAATCAATATTTATTTACCATACCGTATAGTCCAGTTACGAATAGTGTAGAAATGTATTTTAACCAAATAAAAACATATATCAAGAAAAACCGAGATGTATATACATTTGAAGGATTGGAAAAGAATATTGATAAAGCGATAGATAAAGTGAAACCAGAAAATTATAAGAATTATTTTTATTATGCTTACGGAATTAAAGATGATACAACGTATAAACGGAAACCATCAACTCGTAAGTGTAGATTAAAAAATTATAAACTGTAATTTACTTAAAAATTATTTATGTAAATTATATAGTAACAAATGAGATTAAAAAGTGAATTGTATAAAAAAGAACAAGATGATATTATAGACAAAATTATTAGCATATTAGATTTGAAAAATAAAAATACATATACATTATATGAATTAGATAAGTGTGAAGAAATACAAACTAAAATTATGGAACTTATACCAGAAATACGGAAATGGTTTGCTTTTAACAATATTAAGGCGGTTGGCGAACCTGACCGAATAAAACGACCTTGGTTGTCTATTATTAAACAACTTGTAAAAACGAAATATACAATAGAAAATAATGAGCAACAATTCAAAGTAAATGAAAAATGGATAAAATCGCCGATGTATATTTTTACGAAAGTTTAGGGAGTTTTACTTAAAATATATTATTTAGGGAAATATACTTAAAATAATATCTTTACATAGTATATAGAATGGAAAAGGCAAAAGAGAAACCGCCAGAGTTTTTCAAATCCATTAAAACCTCACTTAAAAGTGTATTGAAACACCCAGAAATAAATACAAAAATATTAAACGATGCTGTTGTAAAATCCAATAAGATTGTTATTCATACTTTACAATTTCTCAAACTGTATTTATTAGATTATTATGAAAACAATAATCAAACATTACCAGTAATAAGCAAAGAACTTATCAATAATTCTATGAAAGTTGTTTGTGGTGAAAAAACTGAAAAAAGAGGAAAACCCGCAAAAAATGAAACGATAGAAATGAAGGATACACTTACTACTTTTTACAATCATCATTATTTACCACTTACACAGAATGACCCGATTGATTATGCGGGGTTGAATACCGTATTGGATTATTTGAAGGAAGATGTTATTACAATGTATGAGAATAATATTCAATTACATTATGTAGAATATGTAGAACGATATGTAAATGTTGTTTGGAAAAAGAAAATGATAGTGGATAAGATAAGAAAATTCGGCAAAACACAAAAGAAGCGTGAAGCACGAGTAAGAAATCTTTGTGCCGAGTTACGAAAAATCAAAAATGATTTATTGAATGTGGATGGGAAACCATACCAATCAAATCACCATTATCATAAATGGATTGCCGAAAAAAAACACCACATTTTACCAAACCGAAAAAAGTTTGAGAAAAATAGCGTAATGTATGACTTGAAATGTAAAACGATGGATTATTTTCCTTGTATGATTTTTATGATGAAACAAGTTGAAAATGATGGCGAAAGTGTTAATAATGTTTTTCCACTACGAAGTGAAATCGCACCGAAATACATACGATTAGATACAACTACATTAGTCAATTTGTTATTGAGAAAAGAACACGGAACAAAGGGATTTTTCAAGACAAATGGAGAACTGAAAAAGAACGAAGATAAGATTTGGAAGTTCTTTTTTAGAACGGAGCGTAAATCGTTTCATAAAAAGGATTTTTCATTCCATCATATGGTTTCTACTGATGGGATTGGATTAAGTATTTTATTTTTACGAGAAGATTTGGTTGGTAAGAAATTACCTATGATGAAAAAAGGAATATCAAAAGAGTTGTATATTGACGAACTTGACGATTATTCAACCTTACAAAATAAGATAATTGTAGGCGTCGATCCAGGAAAAGAAGATTTAATTTATTGCATAGATGATGCTTCCAAAGATGCGAATGTATTTCGGTATTCACAAAATCAACGAAGGAAAGAAACTAAAATGAAAAAATACAACAATATTATTCTCGCTATGAAAACCAATAAGATTGAAGGGAAAACCATTATAGAATATGAAACTGAATTATCACATTACAATCGTAAGTCATTACAAATTACAAAGTATAAGGAATATATACGAGAAAAAAATAGAATAAATCATATACTATTTTCTTTTTATCGTAAAGAATTGTTTCGTAAATTGAAGTTTGGTAAATATATCAATATCAAACGAAACGAGCAAAAGATGATAAGTAATTTCAAAAGAATATATGGAAATCCAAATAATGTAGTAATTTGTATAGGTGACTGGGAACAAAGGAAACAAATGAAATACAAAGAACCAACCTTAGGAAAAGGAATGCGAACCTTGTTTAGAAAAAATAATTTTAATGTGTTTTTGGTTGATGAGTTTAGAAGTAGTTGTAAATGTTCCAAATGTGATGGTGGAGTATGCGAGAAGTTTATGGTAAGAACCCATCCAAATAAAAAGAAAAACAAAGATGAATTACGGTTAATTCACGGACTATTGCGCTGTAAGAGCGGTTGTGGGTCGTGGAATAGAGACCGTAATGGTTCATCTAATATCTACAAAATAGCAGTAAATGCGATAAATAAATTAGAAAGACCAAGTTATTTATGTAGAGAAACAAGTAATCAAAGTGCTTCAACGAGTGCTTATAACCAAACTTTATGCGGGTATGAAAAGACCCAACTTTGAACTTCTTTTTGTTAGCACTTTTTTGTGCGAACTTAAATGTTCAAAGGTGTAAAAAAATAAAAAATAAATAACGATATTATTTTTTATTTACCAATAACAATTATTCTCACATATTCCAGGATTTGATGATAATGTTTTCGGTTTATCAACATCCAAGACATGTATCCATTTATCATTCATCATCTTAGATACAACTGGGTGTTGAGACCACCTGTTACCTATAATACCAAAGTATAATTGTAAACCGCCACCGACGTACATTACACTTTTATTCAATTCGGTGTGAATATAATCAGATATTATCATACCAAACCCACCACAACTAACTAAGGCAACGTCATAATGCGTCTTATCATATAATGCTTTCAAATCTGTTTTCATTAATAAAAGATGATTTGTCCAAGATTGGTTGTCGTGGTTTCCGCAATTTTGTTGAGCGGGTTTATATACATGAAAATTGGTGCTTTCATCAAAAATTGGTTTATCGAAAACATCTCGATTGTTCTTTATTTGTTGTAATGTAGTTTCCTTGTGTGATGTAATTATGAGAACCCTTTTATTTTTATAAATACTGTTGTATTTATAATTCACATCGTTCATAAAATAAAATGGTTCTAGTGCTTGTGCGCATATACGGGAAGCATAAGGGTTCATCTTATGTAAAAAATCGTAAAATGGTTTTGCTTGTGAATACATTCCACCCGACCAAATAGATAATACTGAACTATTATTACATGCGTTAACGTACATTTTTACAAATTGCTTCACATCATCCTGTGATAAGAATTGTATTCCAGCAGTGAAAAGCATCTCATTCATTAACTGTGCTGGTATAGTTTCACCAGTTAATACTCTTCCACATAAATTAGGTTCGTTACCCGATAAACGACCTATAAAGAATGGTTCATTTTTTTCTATTTTATCCAATAAATATTCTTGTAAATATAAAAAGGATTGTGTTTTTTGTTCTTCTGTAAATAGTTGTCTAAGGTCAGTAAATTCCATTTTTCTATAATTGACTGATTAATTTTATATAAGTATTTTCGTAATTAAGTAAAAATTAAAAGATAAAAGTGAATAGAATCATAAATCATAAATTACAAATTATAAATCTTAAATGTTTCGTAAAGAATTATTCACTAATACGGTAACAATGGTCTTCAACGCATTTAAGCGCATTGATACACCGAAACCACTGGGAAGATGGTATTATATTGAAAAAGGTATTAATAAAGATAAAAAGGTTGACTGGACGAACGAAGATCATTGTGGTTGTTGTGGAACATACAAACAACCGAATAAAGAAACGAACAAAAAAAATGAAAACTAATGAAATAAACAAAAAATGAAAAATCAACTATTGCACATAGTTGATTTTTTTCTGATACAATTGTATTCTCATAACATTTAGTTGCGATTCTTTTTAGTCTTTCCACCCGTCTTAATAAAACCGAACTGTCCTTTTTTAGTTAAATAACCAGCGTTTTGAAGACGCTTCTCTTTCTTTGCTGTCTTATGCTTGATAGCAGATACAACGCGTCCGTGTTTATTCATAATAAGGTTACTACTTGTTAATCCACCAGTCGTTTTATACGCATTTCCTCTAAAAACTTGTATACGAGAACCAAATAATTCGGGGTATTTTCGCCCTTTAATATGATACATACCATCGTCGTGTCTAACAGGTCTCTTCATAATATATAGTATGAAGAGACAAAAATTTTCTAAATATAACTACCCATTATTATTAACAATTTGTGTTTTACTATTCATACGGATATATTCAGCATAACGCATAGCTGTGCTCTGTTGAGTATTATTAGTGGATGTATTTTGACGTTTATTACCCTTTTGTGTTAATGTTTCAACGCACATAGACATTCCAGGACGACCGCGTTGCGCCCTATTTTTTTCACAGTTAAAAACAAATGGAATATCGGACATTGTATATATATACCTTTGGACATTTATACCGTTGAAGAAACAATCAGAAGAAAACACAACTTATTCAAATACCCCCCCCTCTATAAAATTGATAATAATTTATAAATCCATATAAAACAATAAATCCAATACAATAGACACTATGACCGACCTAGCTAAACAGTACCAACGCAAGACCGATAAAGAACATATTCTCGATAATCCCGATACCTACATCGGGTCTGTCGAAACAGTAGACGCGTCAATGTGGGTTCATGATACTGAAACAGATAAGATTGTTTTGAAAAATATCGAATATGTACCTGGTCTATACAAGTTATTCGACGAGGGTATTGTGAATTGTCGCGACCACGTGGTTCGTATGATTAACTCACCGGTTCTAGATAAAAAGATGGTGTCGGATATATCAATAACAGTCGGTGAGGATGGCACAATCATAATGGAAAATGATGGAAACGGTATTGACATAGCGAAACACCCCGAATATGGCATTTGGATTCCAGAGATGATTTTCGGACATTTGAGGACGTCCACTAATTATGATAAAACCGAGAAGCGTATTGTCGGAGGTAAGAATGGATTCGGTTTCAAATTGGTTCTTATATGGTCTACTTACGGAAAGGTAGAAACGGTAGACCATCGCCGAGGTCTAATGTATGTCCAAGAATTCAAGGATAATCTCGATACAATTTGTCCACCAGTGATTACTAAGACAAAGAGTCTGAAGCCATACACACGTATTACATTTAAACCGGATTATAGTCGTTTCGGTATGCCGAATGGACTAACGTCGGATATGTTTGCTTTATTAAAGAAGCGCACCTATGATATCGCAGCAGTAACCGACCATTCTGCTAAAAATGTAAAAGTTCATTATAACGGAATTCAAGCTCCCATTAAAAATTTCCAGCAATACATTGATATGTATATCGGTCCGAAAACCGGAGGTGTCGGAAACGGCGCTCGTGTCCACGAATCACAAGGCGAGCGATGGGAGTACGCTGTTGCTATTTCACCCACGCACGAATTTACAGCCATATCATTCGTAAATGGTATTTGCACATTCAAGGGAGGAAAACACGTGGAGTATATCATCGGTCAAATCACACGTAAATTAGTTGCATATATTGAGAAAAAGAAGAAGATTACAGTAAATCAAAACGCAATCAAGGAGCAACTTATATTATTTATGCGATGTGATATAGAAAATCCAGCTTTTGATAGTCAGACGAAGGACTTTATGAATACACCATCTGCGAAATTTGGTTCTACATGCACAGTAAGCGATAATTTTATTGAAAAGGTAGCGAAGATGGGTGTGATGGACGTCGCTTGCTCCCTCATGGAAGCGAAACAAAACAAAGAGGTTGCGAAAAAGACCGACGGTTCCAAGACCAAATCCATTCGTGGTATTCCCAATTTGATTGATGCCAATTGGAGTGGAACTAATAAATCGAATGAGTGTGTTCTCATTTTATGTGAGGGATTGAGTGCTCTGTCTGGTATTGTATCTGGATTATCAAGTGAAGATAGGAATACTATCGGTATCTATCCGCTCAAAGGAAAACTACTGAATGTGCGCGGAGAAGCGATTACCAAGGTCGCGGAGAATAAAGAGATTATCGAATTGAAGAAGATCCTTGGTCTGGAAAACGAGAAGGAATATAATACTATGGAGGACGTAGCCAGTAATTTGAGATATAGTAAGATTATGATTTTATGTGATCAGGATACGGATGGTTCTCATATCAAGGGACTCTGTATCAACTTGTTTCATAGTGAATGGGCGTCTCTAATCCGTATTCCAGGGTTCCTTTCATTCATGAATACACCCATTTTGAGAGCAAAGAAGGGTTCGCAAGTAAAGGTGTTTTATAACGAGGGCGAATATCAGTCTTGGAAAGATGCAACGGATACAAGCGGATGGACGATTAAGTATTTCAAGGGTCTCGGGACTTCCACATCTAGTGAATTTAAGGAGTATTTTGCTAACAAAAAAGTTGTAGATTTTATTTATAATGGACCTGAGAGTGACGATGTAATTGATAAAATTTTCAATAAAAAACGCGCGAATGACCGTAAGACTTGGTTGGAAAATTATAATAAACATTCATTCTTAGATACATCCAGAAAGTCGGTGAAATACGAAGAGTTCATTAACGATGAAATGATTCATTTCAGCACCTACGATTGTGCGCGTTCCATTCCCAATATGATTGATGGTCTCAAAATTTCACTCCGTAAGATTTTATTCGCTGCATTCAAGCGTAAATTGACCAGTGAAATTAAAGTGGCGCAATTCAGTGGTTATGTTTCAGAGCATAGTGCGTATCACCACGGTGAAGCATCACTCAATGGTGCGATTATAAATATGGCGCAGACATTCGTCGGTTCAAATAATATCAATCTATTGGAACCCAACGGACAGTTCGGAACTCGTCTTCACGGTGGTGATGACTCGGCAAGCGAGAGGTATATCTTCACACTTTTGAATAAGATGACCAGGTCCATTTTCCCGGAAGCGGATGATGCAGTTTTAACCTATTTGGATGATGACGGCACTTTGGTTGAACCCGAGTATTATGTTCCCATTATCCCCTTTGCTCTTATGAATGGTATTTCTGGTATCGGAACAGGGTTCTCTTGTAATATTCCGTCCTATAATCCCCAACAGATGATTGATTGTCTTCGGGCGAAATTGAAGAAACAAGATTACACGGACGAATTCGTTCCATATTATGAAGGGTTCAAGGGCACAATTCGTAAGGTGGAAGATAAGAAATATCTGGTCAAGGGTAAATACGAGAAGATTGGAACCGATAAGATTCGTATTACAGAGTTACCTATTGGGTCTTGGACCATGCCATACACCAGTTTCCTGGAAGGATTGATGGATGGAAGTAATAAAAATGGTAAGAAGATACCCGCATCCATTCGTGATTTCACCTCGGTGTGCACTGAGGTGTCCGTGGATTTCGAGGTAACATTCCCGCGCGGTAATTTAGAAGAACTCGAATCCAAGTGTGATGAAATCACAGGAATCAATGGAATAGAGAAGTTACTGAAATTGACTACTACCATAAGTAGCACAAATATGCATATGTTTGACGCTGACCGTAAACTCCATAAATATGGGTCAATAGAGGAGATTATCAATGACTTTTATATGGTTCGTATAGATGTATATGGAAAGCGTAAAGCATACTTGATTGATATTCTGGAGAAGAAACTGGTGAAGTTATCTAATAAGGCGCGTTATATTCAAGAAACGTTGGTCAATGTTATTGATTTAAGGCGTAAGACGGCACAGGTAGTAACTGAATTACTAACTGAACGAACGTTTGATTTGATTGATGGAGATTATAAGTATCTTATCAAGATGCCGATGGATTCTGTAACGGAAGAAAATGTAGCGTCTATTATGAAGGATAAGGAAAATGCAGTGAACGAGTTGGAATTATTGAGGAAAACTAGTTTAGAGAAGATGTGGTTATCCGAATTGGATACATTAGAGAAGGAATATACGACGTATAAGAGTTATAGAGAGAAGGTTCAGAGTGGTTCTGGAAGTGTGAAGGTTAAAGTTATTAAAAAGAAGAAATAATAAGTCGTGAATGTGAACCCATTGACGGTAACAAACGAATTAAAATATGAAAAACGGTGGTGGTTTTCAGGCACTATACAAATGGCACAATTACCATAAAATATTAAAAAAAGCAAAAATAAATGTAAGTCAATAATATACATACAACCATCCAGTCATAATATATTTATCATTTGAAATTGGCATATTTGCTTTATGTGGATATGTCCATGTAGATGGAAAAATAAATAACTTTCCGGCTTCCGGAATAATGTTAAAATTCAAGAATTCAGTCTCACCTCCATCCAATACATCATTCAAATACCATATAAATGTAAGTACACGTTTTTTTTTATCTTGTATCAATTCATCATTATGATATATATATTTTCCTATATTTTTGGTGTATTTTTGAATCTGTATCGTATCGATTAAAAGATCTGAATTAAATATAGGATAACCATCTGGTAAAAAAAGTTTACATTTAGTTATATAGTTTTTTACATTATTAGTTAATTCTTTTTCTAGTAAATTATGAATACGAGACCATTTAATATCATTTTTGTATATTGTAAGTTCATCTGTGTTTTTAACATTCTTATTTAATCCACCTATTGTCACACCATCATATTTAGCAGAACTTTTTTCAAATAATTCTATAATTTCATCACATAACAACGTAGACAAAGAATTCGCATTTGAATAAATAAAAAAATCATTCATAATAGTATTATAATAATATATTTATTTATATTATTATGAGCAATTATAAAAAAGGAGATATTCCTTTAACTAATATTTTACATCCAGGGTCGACAAATATTACGGGAACAAATAATGCCACGTTTTCTGGTGTTACGGCTCTCACAACAACTTATGCGAATTCAAAACCACTAAACACTGGTTATCAACTAAATGGAACAGATATATCAAATAAATATGCAGCGAAACATATAATAATAACTTCTACTCAGACCATTACTAAACCAACCGGAGCTACATCACTTAGATATATGATTATCGGGGGTAGTGGTGGTGGTGGTGGTGGTGCTGGTGGGGGGTATCATAATGATAGTAGTGCCCAAGACCATGCGTTATTAGGATATGAAGGTCGTGATGGATTTCAAGGAGAAGTAAAAACAGGCACAGTTCCTGTTACTAGTTATAGCACTATTACTATTGAAATAGGTGCTGGTGGCGTTAGGGGAACTGGTGGTGCTGCGACGGGTTTAGGGCAAACGAATGGAGGCACAAATGGCAATGCAGGTGGCTCTTCTACACTGAAGGGCGATACTACACTACTAGCGCAATGTTTAGGAGGTGCAGGGGGTCAAGGGGGTATAGTAATTCTTCATGGTAATGGTAGAAGGACCGAAAATGATAGAGGTCACGGTTCGAGCTGGACGGGATGGAATACTTCAACCGCAACCAACAAAGTTACCAATGCCATTGCGGGCAATACTAACGGGAATACAAAATACGGTCTATCTGATGGAATGACAGAGGCAGAGATGAATACAAACCAGACCCCTACAACACCCGTCCATAGTTATATATATAAAACTGATTGGGAAGATGGATTAACTGGAATTTCTAGTACGACTACGTTTGCGGGGACTGGTGGAGACGGTGGTTGGGGATATGGCGATGGTAAAGGTTCAAACTCAGGTAAAAATGGTAACAATGGTTCATCTGGAAAAGCGTGTATAATATGGTTATATGGTTGATAAAATTTAGTGGCGGATGATCATAATTCTGCATTATACTCATTATTCGGTTTGGGTCGTACAAGATTATTATTATGTATAAAGGTCCAAATCCACAAATCCGACTAAAAAGCGATTTATACCATTAGTTATAGGTAATACTGAATGGTTAATATTACTATTGTATAATAACATATCTCCGCGATTCAAATTAACATTTAATCCATCATCAAAATATAATCCACCTCCGGTAAAATCGCTACTTAATAATATAGAAAATGTAAAAAATCCACAACGTTGACCAATTTTTAAACTATTATACTCATTGCATTTACATTCAACCACAAATATATCAATAATATCGAGGGATATGTTATTACTCATATTACCAAGATTGTAAGAATTACAAATTTTGTTCACGATTGTATTATCGTTCGTTGTTCTAACAATACCAAATATAGATGGTATATATTTTATATTAATATAATTAATTGCATTATCATACCCCTTATTTTGTTTTTTATATATTTCACATTCATTTACTATGTAACGACATACATCAGGTGAATATATATCTGTGTATCGAAATCGTTGTAAAAAACGATTATATTTAAACTCAGTTGTTCTATTCACAATTGCTTCATAATCATCAATAATATCACCGTATGTATTTTTCAATTTATCTATGTGTGCGTTACGTTTTATAAATTTGTCAACTTCAAAAACAAATGTGGTATTGTTAGCATCACCTAAATAATTTGTGATAAGATCATCAAATCCATAACACACATCAATGCGTTTATCATACATGAGACTGTTGAAAAAATTATAATTAATTATATCTTTACTAACTTTAATGTTACATATACTACCATTATCTACTTCAAAAGTGGTTTTAATATATTCTTTGTTTGATAGAGTGGTTTCATATTTGGGTATATAATACTCAATATTTTTTGGTTTTTTATTCCACAAATTTATAGAGATTGTATATAGTTCTTTTGTATCGTCGTGTTCTGTTAGTGCTACATTCCCGTGGTAAAAATGTCCGTCAAATGTGATTTGTTTGTTTATTTTTGGTAATGACAACATTATTGACTGTTGTTTTTCGAACTTTTTATATTTATAAGTATCCAAATCAATATTGCTAATAAATGTAGGAGTACTTGTATTATTAGTAAAATATGTAACACAAGATAATAAAGGAAAATAATAATTATTTATCTTTTTTAATTCCGGGTCACAATCAATATATATATTATTGTCATCGTCATCATACTTTGATTTACAACAAAATTCTATATAATAATCACCAATATTATCAATACCTAATCTATTAAAATGAAATACCGATGTATCATATATAAAATTTTCAAGCAACGTGTATTTGTCTTTTGTTATATCAAGAAGATGGCGATGTCTTAATTCAGGGTTGTTGTTAATGTATAGCGTAAATTCCTTATTATTGTGTTTATTATCTACTTTCCAAATGTCAACGTTATCCATTATACGTTGTTATGTGACAAGTATTTATATACTTGATATTAACAAATACATAAAATTGAAAACTTTTTAATGTCTTAATAAAATACGTTAAAAACAAAACACAATGAAAATCATTTACGATAAAGTTTGGGGGGATATTGCTATGTCCGACTTAGCCATTTCAATTATTGACACACCAATGTATCATAGGATGTCCTATATTAAACAGACGTCAATGGCGTATCGTGTATTCCCCACCGCAACACATACACGGTTCAATCATCAAGTCGGTGTATATGGATTATTGAAGAAAACGTTGAATACACTAATTAGTAAGGGTCATCTAATTATTACCGAAGACACGAAACCATTGACTCCCGATGAAATGACCGAACGTATGAAAAATGGTTTGAAACCAAGTATTACGAAAACGGAACAGGAGTGGATTTGCCTAGGTGGTTTACTTCATGACTTAGGGCACGGTCCTGCGTCACATACATTTGATGATTTAATTGAGGAACTCATGGATAGTGGATTGATTACAAATAAAAAATGGAGAACCCACGAGGAACGTTCTCAGGAACTCTTTCGTTATATGGTAAAGAATGATACCATTGAAATATCCGACGAGGGTCTAGACTATATATGTAATATAATTAATCCGCCAGCTTCTCATCATCACGATTTTCGGTTTCAATTCGTCAATAATGAGGTAAATGGAGTAGACGTAGATAAAATGGATTATATTTATCGCGATTGTATGGTGTTTGGAATTGCTTCACACGTGAATATTGAGCGTATTATAGAAAATTCATCTATCGTTTTGGATTGTCAGAATGAGTTATTCGGTACATATTGGTCGTTCAGTGAGCGTATTAAAAACGAAGTGTTCAACCTCTTTATGATGAGATACCAGTTATATCGCGATATTTACAATCACCCCAAAATTATTAAATTCGAAATTGCCTATAAGAAAATATTGAATGATAATTTACAAAATATAACGACTTGTTTTATGAGTGAAGATGTATGTGCGTTTATAGAGATGACG